GACCGTCCCCACACCCCCCACCCCCACACCCGGCGCGTGTGCTCGCCGTGTACATACTACCCACATTAAACCGGGCTGATTTTTTGAAAATGTTCATGGGTTAGGTTTGAGCATGTTAATGGTTTGTGGCTGGGCGCGGTTCGTGACAAGTTCAGGGTCAGGGTTTGAACATGTGCATGGCTTGAATCTGGTCAATGGCAAGGATTTGGTTGATATTTCTGAGGTGGGCTGGGATGGGGAGGACAAAGCCCAACTGTTGCAGAGTTGGGGATTGATTTAGTCCATATTTCGTCGGGGTTGGTAATGAGTATGGATGATGCTGATGAAGATTAGGAGGCACACCTTAACCATCGGAAGCCTTGCAGAATAACGCTCTGCGTTCAACAGTCCTGATTTATGACGGCCTTGGTTTGTAGTCTGAGGCGGTATAAATCTCTTTGAGTAGGTCGGTTTCAAGTCTGGCCTACCGTGTTTCAGCCCCGTTTAGTTTATCTGCCTGAGCAGCGTAGGAGCAATACCTACGGGGGGTTGTTCGTCCTAGTTAAAGGAAAAGGCCACACAGGGTTTAATCTGTGTGGCCAATATGTCGTGTGCGACCTCGACGTTCTGCCAACGGCCAGTTAAGGCAATCGGCATATTCTGAAATTCTGACGACAAAAGACGCACGATTTAGAAGCTACTGGACGGGATTGAATCTGTCAATGGAAAATCCACGTTAAAGATGTGAAATTTCTCCGAGCGGATTTGTGATGCCTTCAAGGAGAAGGCAGACATCGCCTTGGCCGTTTGGGTTGATGGCGATTCTGTAATCTCGGATTTTGTAGATTTTTCCTAGGACAGGTAGACGGTTGTAGAGCGGGACGATGGCCGGGTTGAATTCGTCGTTTATGCAGAGGACGGCAGAGCCGATGGTTGGATGGTTCATACGCTTAACAGTCTTGAATCAATGAAGTCTTTGTATTCAGTGGATTGAGTTTCGAGCCAGTCTTTTTTTGTCTTATCGGATGTGTCTTTGGAAAGCTTTGTTATCAGGAAGTTTTTCCTTCGCGCACCCTCGACGGCTGTAACGAGCCAGTCGAACAGGTCGGGGGATTTGCCGATGCGAACCTTGGTTTCGTCCTTGGACTCGACTTCGATTCTGTTCCCGGCAACTTCCTTCCATTCGCGGGAACAGCCTTCGGCGCACAGGTCTTGGGTTAGACCTCGTAGCTGGCCGGATTCAATCACAAGCCTGACCGACCACCATAGCTCAGTCACAAACTTTCGGTAATGTTCGTCACACCGCTTGAGCCGCTTGTTGCCAGTGGCCTTGTCAACGGTGAAGATGTCTTGTGAAACAGGCCGTTGCGACGGTGTGCCGCCGAACTCGACGGGGTTGACCTTGGACGACCAGAGCCGGGCATAAGAGATTCCGAGCGAGCCGCGACCTGTTGAATCGTAAAAGCAGTTCTCGGGCGGGATGGAATTTGCTTCGCAATAATACTTTGTCCAGATTGCGATTTGGTCTTCAGAAGAGTCTTCCTTTTTGACACTGACAGGGACTATGAGCGGTGGACGGATGTTTATTCGTATCTTGCCATCAACGCACAGGCCGAACTCAATGTGGCCACCAACGCACCTGTCGCCGCCAACGCCGCCGTAAGCGGCATCAAGCGCGAATATCTTTGTCAGAGCCGTGCCTTCCCAGATTGAATCTTCAAAAGCACCGTGCTGACGGCATAGCTCGCTGGTTATGACGCGACGAGCATTGAGCCCGGCGCGGCGGACACCTTTGCATTGGGAATAGTATTGGTGCGAATCAAGGCCGTAGCCAGCGATTGTCCTGTTGATGGACTCGCGGTTTGTCAGATACCAGAATTTGATGGGGTCAGACTCGGGATAATCGAAGTTGGGCGAATCTGTCCCGACAAGATTCACAGTCCTGCTACGCATGAACTTCAGGTTATCCCAAACGATTGTCTTCTCGGGCTCGTCCATCGCTTCCCAGCCGCACTTGGGCTCGCTGATAACGTCGAGCGGGTCGCCTTGGCCGATTGGATTCCCGGCCACAACCATCTTGAAGTTTCCAGAGTTAGCGTTACCGAGCGAGTCATACATGGATTGGTGCATGAACTGGAATTCATCAGCCAGATAGCGTTTCCGCTTTTGTTTAATGCCGACATAAGACGCTATGTTGGTCAAACCACCACTGGAATTTTTGCATGGAATACAGGCAATTCCCTTGCGTAAATCCCGGGCAACAACATCTTCATCGTCAATGTCGTCTGTGCAGATGCAATGCTGGGAATCAAGGATATGACCGGGCAACCAAGGGTAGCGGGACATCGCCTCGGAGAACAAAGATTTTATGTCACCCCAAACACGGCGTTCAAGGCTCTTGATTGTGTCTGAGGAAACGACAATGAGCGTGTCGTTTGGGAAACAGAAATAATCCACCAGCCCGAACTTTGCCATGCCATGAGTTTTGCCGGAATCTTTCGAGCCCATCAAAACCGTGATGTCGTTCTTCAGGATTTCTTCAAGAATCAAATCAGACCAGCGATGGTGATGCTCATTCGGCCATAGCAGTTGTTGAGCTTCTTTGTAGTGGAAAAATAAAGTTCTGCCCTGAGATTTCAGCCACTCTTCGCCCTGCTGGATGTTCCAGAATTCAATTCGCAAATCATCAACTTCATCCTTCCACGACTTGCCATATTTGATTTTAACCACTTGACAACAAGACCATTATTGCTGAAGGTTGTCCAACCGAAAAATTATGTCCGCGCCACTTCAACCATCAAGCTGTTGCTCAACCACCGAAGTAATCAATGTGCCGGGAACTCAAGGGGCGACAGGCGCGGCGGGAACGAATGGGACAGACGGCGTAAGCTCATTTTCAATTCTTGTAACACCATCGTTTGATGTTCCGGCTGTGACTGTAAACACGGCATCGCTGGCATTTGCGGACACAACATGGATGGTGGTTGGGCAGAATGTTTTTTTGGAAGGGGCTGGCACTTTCTCGGTGGTATCGAAAGCGGACGGGACTCATGCGGTTCTGAAATACTTGAATTATTCCAGCAACACTCATGCTGGCGATACGATTTCTGCCGGGGCGCAGATTAGTTCTGGTGGCTTTGAGCCAACTCTTTCTACTCCTTGGTCGGTTGCAAACGGCGGGACAGGCTCGGCAACAGTTCAGAATGCGATAACCGCCCTCGGCCTTAAAAAGTCTCCCCTGACAGTTTATGCTGCTGGAACAGCATACTCCTTGACGGCAACTCCGACAGCCCTGAACTTTGGGACTACAAGCCCTGCTCTAACAATAGACGCTGCTGGAACATATCTTTTGATGGCTAAGGTTCGTGTTGATTACAATGCGGCGACATTTGCCGCAGTCAGAACCGGGACGCTGAAGTTTCGCAGGACAAACAACACAGCCGCAGACCTGACCAACGGCAGCAACGGGTTCAAGACAGACATCATAACCACGCTGACATATACGCTGGCTGAAATTACGCTCGCGCCAATAATTTATGTCACCACAGCAACGAACGATGCGTTGACAATATTTGGTGACATTTCCGTGATTCCGACTGCTGGCAGCTTGGACTGTGTTGAAGCTTGCATTGTTGCCGTGAGATTATTCGACCAAACCTTGTGATGTGGCTGAAAACCCAAAGACAATTTACGACACGCTTTCGTCTTTCCAAGATGGGATAAATTCTGGTGTCCAACCGTTACTGCTTCCAAAGACTCAATGCAGCTTTGCAATCAACGCGACATTCAGGGGTGGTTACATCCAAGATAGGCCACCATTCCAAAAGCAATCTCTTGATTACAACGGGAACGCTGCGCTTCAAGCGATTGTCGAGACTGGGTTTTTTCAAGGCTCGGGAATTTACAGGCCGGATTTCGGAACGTCGCTGATACTTGCACAGATAGCCGGACATTTGATTTTGTTTACTCCGACAGGTCTTGTTGGATGGCGAGTTTCAGATGTTAGTGTTGCAGGAGATTTAAACGACACGTCAACCGGGCAGGTGTGGATGTGGCAAGCTGAAAAGTGGATGATAATAAATGACGGCACAACCAAACTGCCGATATTCTTTGACGGAGTTTCTTCTAGGCGTTCTTTGGGCGATTCAAAAACATTGGGCTCAGTGATTGCCGCAGCCCCGGGTTCTCCACCAGCCTTGGGCGGAATAGTTTCGGCAACGCTTTCTGCTCCATATACGGGGCTTTACAACATCCCTGTAATTTTCAATTCTGCTTATTATCAGATTTCTTCACAGGCAGCTGCTGGCTATCCTGTATCGCTAAAAAATGTAACGAAAGTATTCGCCGGAACTGGATACGCCGGAACTGTAATCGCGGCAGGAAGTTCCGTCGCGGTCATCCCGTCTCAAGTGTCAACAATTCCTATTGCTGGCAATGCTCCGATAAATGGCGTGACAAATATTCTTGTTACAACGACAGACCAGCTTTTTGTTGGCATGGTGCTTGTCGGTGTTCGGGTGAATAATTGTCTTGGCCCACTTGCTGTAAATTTTATCATAACAAGCATAGACAAAACCACAAATATTATCGGGATAGTGGCCGAAACGCTTCAGGCAACATGTGGTAGCGCACCCCAAACTTTTATAGTCCAAACACTTTTTACAAGCACATCGCAACCCAATGTCACGATTGGAATAACGACGGCAGATTTTACCATTCCGCTAAATGGCTCTTCAGTAACAGTCGGGCTTACATCCCCATACACGGGCGACCAAAACAAGACCGTGTGGATTAACGGGATGTTGTTTCTAATTTCAAATATAACATCTGCGTCGACAACATCAATACGGTTGATAAACATTTCAGACACATCGGCAGTTGCATACGCGCTTCCAAAACCAATGTTGTCTATCCCGGAACTTCCTGCTGGCCGGATGGGTGCTTATGGGATGGGAAGAAACTGGATGTCTTTGACAGACGGAATTTCATACATGGCTGGGGACATTGTTGGCGGGGCATCGGGCTCGCCAGCCAACAATTATCGGGACTCAGTATTGAGAACAACAGAAAACACATTTTTGACTGGTGGCGGCTCGTTCAGACTTCCCGGTTCTGGGAATACAATTTCTTCAATGACATTCACGGCGAACCTAGACACTTCTCTTGGTCAGGGTGCTTTGCAGATTGGGACGGACACAGGTTTCTTTTCCAACAACAGCCCTGTTGACAGAGCGGAATGGGTTGCGCTTCAAAATCCGATTCAAACAGAATCTTTAATCGGTCAGGGGTCGCTGGCTCAAAATTCAACAATACTTTCAAACTCAGACACAATCTTTAGGTCTGCTGAAGGAATTGGCTCTTTGAAAATTGCCCGGAGAGACTTCAATAATGACCTTGGCGGAAATGCCCCGATAAGTCGTGAAGTTGAAAGGGCTTTGAAGAACGACAACATAACACTTCTGCCAAGATGCAGCGCGACAACTTTTGATAATAGACTGCTAATGACCTGTTACCCCGCAGTATCTTCACAGGGCGTATTTCATCAAGGTCTTGTTGCGCTCAACTACGATTTGATTTCCAGCCTTCGCGGAAAATCTCCGGCAGTTTATGACGGACTGTGGACTGGGTTGAACATTTTACAGTTAATGAGCGGGAACTTTGCCGGGACGGGCAAGGCTTATGCGTTTGGCTACAACATCACATATTCAAGAATTGAGCTATACGAAATATTGCGCTCTACTGGCGGGAAACATTTCGACAATCACGACACCAGAATCAAGTGGATGTTTGAAACGCCAGTTCTTTTTGGTCAGGATGTAAAGAAGATTTCTGAACTTATCAGGCTTCAAGACGGTGAGATTTCAATTCAAGACATCATCGGCAAGGTGGATTTCAAGATTGAATACAAGCCCGACTATTATCCGTGCTGGGTCACATGGCGCGAATTTCAGGTTTGTTCCGACATGACATCTTTCCACGCAAAGCCGGGTTATATCACAAGGATTGGATTTGGAGAGCCAGCGGGTGATGCTTGCGAGGACGGAAACAACAGGCCGTTCAGGAACGCGCACTTCTTTCAGTTGCGAATTACCATCACAGGCCATTGCAAGGTTATGGGAATTCGGTTGGCGGCATCACCTGAGCCGATTGTTGACTTTGCAGAACCAATTTGTGCGGAGCTTTGCGAGCCAGACCTGCCGCTTCCTGACCTATGAGCAAACCTTGCATCCCATGTATCAAGATTGACTGTGTTGTTGAACCCGATGTGAACATTTATTCGTTGCAAGGTTTACCACCACAGCCGTTGCCGCCAGTGATTCCTGTTCCTGCCGGGGATTATTCCAACAGCCAAGTCCAGTTCAACCCAGATTGCCCTGAAGGCTCGACGCTTACATTTACGGGAACATTGCCGTCTTGGATTTCCATTGATACAGACTTGAATCTTTTGATTGGTGCTGCCGGAATTTTCAGGGGTAACTCCATTGCAGAAGCAACAGCCAAAGCCCAAGCCGCATTAAATTTATTTGCCACAACAAACATCGGGAATGGCAATCTTTATTTTTCATCTGGCTGCACAGAGCCAAACATCGTCCAGTCCAGCACAACGAGTGATGTTGGGATTGTGGTCAATGGCAACTTCATCGTTACAGTTGGCGCGGGAGGGGAAATATCTACTTCATCAGACGGAACAAGCTGGGACTCGCGGACTTCTGGAACGCCAACATTGTTGATTCGCGTGGCTTTCGGCAACGGGCTATATGTTGCGATGGGCAGCTTTGGGAGGCTGGTTACATCGCCAGATGGAATTACATGGACTGTGCAAACATCGGTCGGGGCGACTGCGATTTATGGCGTGGCATTTTATTCTGGATTGTGGGTGGCGGCAAATACTAGCGGACAGATTTACAGCTCCGAAGATGGAATTTCTTGGGGTCTTGAAACAACGCTTTCAGGCTACATCAATAATTTAAGGGTTGTGAACGGAACTTTTGTTGCGGTGGGCGGCAGCGGACTTTTGGCCACATCAACGGACGGCACAAACTGGACAGAGCAGACAACAGGAGTAGGCGATGAGTTGAGCGATATAGCATTTGGGGCTGGTGTTTACGTTGCTGTTGGAGAAAACGAAACGATAATTTACTCATCAAACCTGACAAGCTGGACTCCAACTACGGTTGCATCAACAGACCATTTCACTTGCGTAACTTTTGGGAACGGCCTGTTTGTTTTGGGCGGAACGGGCGAAGGAGAAATTTGGTATTCGGCAGATGGAATAAACTGGACGCTTTCAGAGGTGATACCAGATACCGTGAGGTGGATTGCGTATTACAAGAATTGCGATTATATAACAAACCCGCAGTAAATTATTGCTTTACCGTTAAAGTTGAGTTAATAAAATAATCAGATGTCAGCATACACACACCAGCTAATTGACTTGAAAAGAAGTCCTGTGAAAAATGTGGCTGGGTCATGTGTTGATTCCGAAGATTTCTTGGACACGGTAAATGCCGCGCAACAAAGGCTTTTCCGAAGGGGCAACTGGTGGGACACAGAATGGCTCGTTGAACTTTGCCTAACTGACGGATGTGTGACATGGCCTAGATACGTTTCGACAGTCTTGGGAATCAGGTCGTGCAACGGCGGAACGGAGCTTCGCAACAACTGGTATTCAATCATCGGTCAGTATCAAAATTACAGTGGTGGAATTGGCGGTATTGGCGACAACTCGACATTTGGTTACATGAACAGGGTTGGCAGCACCCCGGTAATCACCGATGCAGACTCAGCACCGTGCTACAATGAAATTTCTGGTAATGCCGGGAAGCTGATTCGCTACAATGTCGTCAAGCGAAGCGATATTGGCAAGAAGCTGACAATTTACGGAACTCAATACGGTGGCCAACCGTTGCGCGAACAGGATGCAAACGGCGACTGGATTGACGGCCTGACAATTACTGCCGCTGCGCCGTTTGCAAGCACATCTGTTTTGGTGACGAAAATCACATCTGTTACAAGGGAGGCGACGGCTGGCATGGCTTACCTTTACGAATATGATGCGGACACAAATCTTCTGCGCGACTTGGCCTGTTACGAGCCAAACGAAACAAACCCTCGCTATCGCCGCTCAAGGATAGAAAGTTTTTGCAATCTTGGTGTCTGCAAGGATGCGAACGGAGTAAACAAGACCAAGATTCAAGCCTTGGTTAAGCTGCAATTTATTCCGCTTAAAGACGACAGGGATTTTCTTCTGATTGATAACTTCGACGCAATCAAGTTCATGGTTCAAGCAATCAAGCTTGAAGAAGCAGGGCAAGATTCCGAGGCTGAAGTTAAGATTTTGAAAGCTGTCAGAGAATTAAATCTTGAACAGCGAGATAAACAGCCAGACAGACAAACAACAGTCTCGGTAAACTCAATCATGGGTTTCGGAATTCTAAGCCCGATATAAAATTATGCCAATACCATCAGGATATACACCGGGCGCAGGAGACGTTCCCACTTATCAAGCACCATCCCCGTATAAAGCACCATCCCCGTATCAAAATCCTTCTGTTCAAAATTTATCTGGCAGAACATATAACACTGGCATACCCGGCTTTGAAAACTTGTCGCAAAGTGCCAGCGGCAATGTTGGCAACCTGTTGAACGGAACAGAGTCGCCCGACATAACCCGGAACATTGCCGCCCAGTGGGGTGCTGGCTCTGGTCAGGGTAGCGGAAGCGATTTCGTCCGTAATCGTTCGGCAGACTTATACGGTCAAAGGTCAGAAGCAAGAAAATCTCAAGGACTACAAGGGCTGCTCGCAATGTTGCAGGGATATTCTGGGACTGTGACGGCACGACCCGGAGACATTTTGGGTGCTGAAACTTCCCGATACGGGACAGATGTTGGCTCGGCAACCTCCCGATACGGGACAGATGTTGGCTCGGCAATCTCCCGATACGGGACAGATGTTGGCTCGGCAACTTCCCGATACGGGACAGATGTTGGCGCAAGAACGGCCACGCACGGAATAGATGTCGCGGCTGGAACTGCGGCTGCGCGGCTCGGGCAGGAAGCTAATCAGTTCGGGTTTACATTCCCCGAGCAGCAGCGGCAATACGACATTTCCAGCAGAAACCAAAACAACCAGTTCAATGCGAATCTTGGACTAAACTACTTGAATTCTTACATGAATTTCTTGCACTAAATATATGCCACTACCAGCTTATCCGGGAATGACGAATTACCAACCCTTATCGCCAAACGATTACGCTCAGTTTGACGCACAAAACAATTATGGCGGTCAAAGCCAGAAAGATTTTCTGTCATTCCTGACCAACCAAGCCATTCGCCGGGACGCTTCGCGCTTGAGCGAGCAAGGCCGCGAGTTCGACCTTAACAACGAATTGTCAAAGAAACAGCAAAAAGCTGCCGAAGATGCCGCCCGAGCAAAGGAAACAGGCGACATGAGCAATTGGAAGAACTGGGCTCGTTATAGTGCGCCCATAGCTCATTGGAATGGGAGTATGGGAGGGGGCTATGCTATTGATAATGTAATGAACTACATGAGCCCAGACCAGCATACAGGGAAAAACTTTAGTATTTATTAGTAAGAACTCGGAAACTTACAAATCAAAATGCAATCTGCACAACCACAAACCCAAGAAGAAGAGGAACAACAGCAGGAAATGGAGTATCTGCTTGGGTTGAACGACCCTAGAATTCCTGACCAGCAAGGATTTGTTCCGCAGCCAGCCCCGGCGTGGACATCAACAGTCCCGGGAATGGCTGATGAACAGTCTCTATTTGATGCCAGAGCGAAGTCTCTTCCTCAGGGATATGCTGTCAACCCGCCACAAGCACCGGTTGTCAACCCGCCACAAGCACCGTTTGTAAATTATCAATCCACATGGACTCCCACACCTGAAGGTGGGCTTGAAGGGCGCGGAAACTATTCTGAATATCTGAAACAGTTTGAAAATGCTGGCCAAGATGTTTCTCCTGCCAGATGGCTAAGTGCCATAAGAGACGTTGGTTTACAAATGCACAATGACGAGAAGCAGAAACAGGCAGAGATTGACCGTGAACAGGTTTTTGAAAACCCGAAGCTGGCCGCATCCGTGCTTGAAGCTGAAGCCAGAGCCAATGGTGTTCAACAGGCAGCTATTCAGCGCGGTAACGCATCTGTTCAGGCGGCACAAGTGAGGGCTGCTTCTGCTTATAGACCCACAAAATCTGAGGTTAGGGTGATGCCAGACGGTTCAATGGGTGTGTTTGAGCATCTGCCAGACGGCTCAACAAAACTGAACATTGTTGCAAGCTCGCAAGGCAAGGATTTCAAAAAATTAAATGAAGACCTTAGAAAATCCGAGACGGCCTTAATCAAGGCGAAAGCCATGTTAACGCCGACCACGATTGGCGCAGCAAAGGAAGCGGCTCTTAGTCTAATATCGGGCGCACAGGGCGTTGTTAACTACTATAAAGATGCGATTGCAAAAGCAGTCCCAACGCTACCAATGGGCGGCTCTTCAACGAATATCTTCAGCCCGACAACAAACAGTGTTTCGGCTGTTGTAAAACCAACTTCTTCATGGACTCCCGAGCGTGTATCTGCTACAAGTAAGAAGTTGGCAGAAATCCAGCAGTCCAATCCCGACAAATATCAAGCAGCATTGGATTACGCGATAAAAATGGGTTTCCCGACAAAATAAATGCCATCACAGCTATTCAAGCCTGACGATTCTCTTGATTTCGATTCTGTCTTAGAAAGCTCAAAGGCAAAGTTTGATGATGGTGGAGCATTAAGCTTTGATGCCGTCCCCGATGTTCCCGATGTTAAGCCAAGATTTTCTGATGATGGCGCATTGGACTTCGGCACACTGGAAACAAAGCCTGAGCCCGAGCCTAAGCCGATAGCTGCAACTCCGCAGCGCACAAACTATCTCAGCTTATCGCCTGAATCGTTCCCGATAAATACGGATTCAACGATTGATAAGACTGATTCAACTCAGACTGTAAAACCCCCAGCAGCAAAAGAGGTTAATCCGTTGCCATTGTCGAGCATTCCTTGGATTGATTCAAATGGCTATCCTGACGAGAAGCTAATCGCTAAAAAAGCACAAGCCGAGACTGCTGCCCAGCAAAAGAAGCAGGACGATTTTGATTCTTTAGCTCACTCGTCTTATTGGAAGGGTGATGCAGCCAAGCAACTTCTTGAAAAAGCAGATTCCGCCAAGGAAACATTGGACAAATCTCCGACTCAAGAAAATTCAGACGCTTACAACGCGCTCATTGACCCGCTAAATGCGGCGATACAAGAACACAAGTCGAGCCAGCAAGAACTTCAGGCTGCTTATTTCAAAACAACGGGAGAAACGCCAGTCCCGCCAAGACCCGCTGAAAACAATTCTTATCGTGTTGATGGTGGCAAAATCCATTTTACACCCGGCCAGTTTGCTGCAGGTCTGAATCAGGCTGTGAGCGATGGCGCGATTGACCCGAAGTTTGCAATGGACAATCGGGAGAAATTTCAAAAAGCGGACAAGATTCAGTCGAAGATTGATGGAAATGGCGACCCAAATTCTCAATACGAATATGACGGCAAGAACATCAGGTTTTATCCCGGTGAAGAAGCTGACGGATTGCGCGAAGCATTGAAGGATGGTGTTGTCACGCCTGAATATGCCGCCAAAAACGAAAAGAAATTCGGAGAGGCACAAGCCAAATACAAAGAGTTGGTAGCTGCCGCAGGAAGCGAACAGGCGGCAAAAGCTTTACTTCATGGCGGGGCTAAAGGAACGGCTTTCATGGCCGCCGCTACTCCGGCATTTAAGGTTGGCGTGATTGGGACGGAAATGATTCCCGGTGTCGGGGAAATTCCCGGAGCAGCACTTGTTGGCGGAACAATCACTTCACTTCTCGCTGGCAGCGCGGCGGCTTATGCGACGAGCAAGCTGATGGACAAAGCCGCAGAGTATTCAGATTTTGTAAAAAAGTTCACAGCATCGGCTGAACTTCATCCTGTCGTGGATGCTGTGGGCGAACTGGCCGCTTTCGGGACAGGCGCACCAAAGGCATTGAGCAATCTCAAAAAGGTTTACGACATTGCTGGTGGCGGACGGGCTGGCGCAAAGGTTGTTGCACAAGAACTTGGCAAGGGTGCTATTGGGGGCGCAGCATTTGAAACCATTGTAAGGCCAGCTTTTGATGCTGGCAGATATGCGGTTGCCGACATGCTGGACATACCGCATGACAAGTTTCAATCTCCAACGCTTCAATCTGTTGCAACGATGGTCGGGCTCGGGATGTTGCTTCATGGCAAAAGCATTGAGTTCAAAAATTATTCCGACAGCCAGATTGCAGAAATTCTGCTAAAAGCAAAACTTCGGCGCGATGCTGGAATACCGCTGGACGAAAAAAACCTGACAGCAGAACAAAAGGCACAGTTCGCAATGGCGACAGGTCTGGGTGAAGGCGCGACAATTCCAGAAATTGAAGCGCACTTGGCAAAATACAGACTACTTGTGCCGCTGACAGAAAATGAAATTTCCGTCCACGACAAGTTGCAATCAATGGCCAATTCGATGTCGCAATCTGGCAATTTTGAGAACGACACGATAAAGAGCATCACGGCGAAACAGGCATTGTTGCCAAGGATGATTGGCCAAAAGCCAAAACCTGTCACATCGGCAGACATTGAGCTTGAACCACCGTCCGAGCCGCGCCCGATGCTTGGCAGTCCAGAGCCCCCGCCTGAGCAGCCGCAAGCCCCGGCAGTATTCCATTCGATTCAGCCCCCGATGATACCCGGCCAGCAGCCGATTGAGCTTTGGAATTTGACCGAGGACATTCCCGGCCATCCGAAAGGCTCAACCGTGTCTCGTTCAACACTGGAAAAGGCCGGGTATATTGTGCCGTCTGCACCCGCCGCGACACCAAGCGACGACGAGCAGCCCGACGCGACAGGGGCGAAGGGGAGGCAGGTGGGTAAAGGATTTCAGCCGATAGTAGTTGGCAAAAAGGTGTTGTCGATAACAACTCGCCCAGACACGGCGACATGGCAGGTAACATCATTCGCAGATGAATACCGAGAGCAACCATCAGGGCATGAGGGATTCAAAACGCTGGGCGAGGCGTTGGAATTTGTTGACTACAAGGGTAAGGAAAACAGAAGCGTCACCGACCTTGGATGGCAAAGCCCAGATGCGATTTTTGCGGCGTTGGAGCAGAATCCGGGCGCGAACGACCCGAATCCCAAGAACTTCATTTATGCGTCACCACGCCGTCCGCTTTCAGGACTGCGTGTTCCTGATGCGGTTCAGTCTCTTTCGTTCAAGAATAAGGAAGGAGGGTTGGCTGGAATTGTTGAGGTGTCGCGCCCTCTGACGTTGGATGAAATGGCGGCATTTGAATTAGTTCCGGTCAACACATCGGCATCAAACACCTACTGGAAATCTGTGGCAGATGCGGTGCATCCGGGGCATGAAAAGATTCAAGCTGGCAAAGACGTTGCCGCCGAGACAGGGGCGAAGACAGGAAAACCATTCACGGCTAAAGCTTATCGTGGAATCAGCCCAAAGACACCAAACGACAAAGGCATTTATTCGGAAGGAGAACACTGGACGACCAGCAAAGATTACGCGGACACATACGGGGACAAGCGCGGCGGAAAGACTCATGAATCGGAAATAACACTACAAAATCCGTTCGTGGCAACACCATCGGAAATGACTCGGTTGCATCACGGCCTTTCATCGCGTCAAGTGCGCGAGAAACTTCAAGCTGCTGGACATGATGGAGTCATCATATTGCATCCTGACGACGTTGCAGAATCGAAGGCTGCTGGTGTTCCTGACAGGCTTTTGCCGCCAGCACTAGGTCAAGAAATAATAAAATTCAACAAGCCCACCCTGCCCCCCGCCGCCGCGACAGGGGCGAAGGGGAAGCAGCCTAGTGCCACTGAATACGAGCGAATTGAGCGCGAGATTTCGATTGCTTTGAAGAATCCATTGTTCCGAGAGCAATCCAAAGCTGGCACGGATTTCCGGGACGCTTTTCGAGACTTGGAAACAGAAGCGGAGTTTCACAAGCCTGCCGCGATTGAAAAAGCTCAGGCCGAAATTGACGCTGAGAAGGCCAAGAAAGCCGCCAAGTCCGGCAGTCCAGACATTGCTTTTATTGAGCGAAGTATTGCAAATCTGGAATACAGAATAAGACAAGACAAAATGCGAGGAATGAAGCGACCAGAGGATGTCCAAAGGCTTGCCGAACTTCGCACACAACTTAAATCAGCCAGCGCACCAGCCCCCGCGCAGACAGGGGCGAAGGGGGATGAACAACACTTTGACAATCTTTTACGGGACACGTTTGGCGTAATCAACAGATTGCCAGCGGACAACATTGTTCGTAAGAGTGCAGAAATCGGGACTCGGGTTGCAATGGGCGCAAAGACTGATGAAGAAAAGATTCTGGCAACAAAAGAACTGGCAAAATACGCCCAAGATGCAGCCAGCGAGTTGAGAAAAATCAGCCCGAAAGATTCTGAATATGCCGACAGGCTGGAAAAGTCTCTGGACGACTACATAAAATCACAGCCCAAGACTGCCGAGCCAAAGCCAGCAGAATCACAATTCAAGGCTGGCGACATTGTTTTACATGACGGGGTTCAAAAGAAAGTTGTTCGTGTTTCGCCCGATGGCAAATTTGTCGTGCTTGGAAAACGAGCAGTCCCGGTTGCGGAAGTTAAACCATTAGAGCAACCCCCCGCCGCCACCGAAACCATTGAATCGCTCAAAGAGGAAATTGCGAAGATGGAGAATCGGCTTGAAACCATTTACATACCCAAAGGCAACAAGGGCGACATCACAAACTACCGCTCGCAAATCGAAGGTAAGCGCAGGAAGCTCGCTGAACTTGAAAAGGTTGCCGAGCCAAAGCCATTTAGCCCCGACGAAGACTTGCTAATGCACTCGCCCCATACGGGTGAAGATTCAATCGTGAATTTCCGGGGCTACATGCCAGATGGAAAGGCGATGGTCTGGACTGGCAAGATGCAAATGGCCATACCCGCAGAATGGCTACGCAGAAAAGGCGAGGCCAAGCCTGTCACGGAAAAGCCCGTTGAGCAGACAGAGAAGCCGCTTCCGTCTATTGCAATCCAAAAGTCCATAACCCAGATTTTGAAATCTGTTGCAATCATTGAGGGCAAGATTAACAAAAAGGCTTACGAAAGCGCATACGCATCAATCCGGCTTCATGCAAACAAGCTGGGGATTGAGATTGAGCCGCTTGGGACATATTTCAACGCAGACCAATACAAGCGCGTTGCCAGCCATGTTCAAATTGAGATTGGCAAGAAATTTGGCAGCTTCCCAACAGCCGAGCATAGGGCTAAACGTGATGCTGTTCTTGCGGCTGATGCTGCAAGGAAAGCGGCCAAGAAACCCAACCGTTCGCCATTCAAAGTCAAGCCGCGCTCTGATGGTGTTCCCGACATCCTCGACGCAATTCAAGAGCTTGGCGGCATCAAGCCCAAGTCTGGCTCAACTGGTGGCGAGTATGACGGTTCTGGCGTGATGAAGGGGACGGCAAGAATGTTGTGGAACAGGCTTGGTCGTGCGCCAGATGTTCTGCTTTCAAACCTGAAATCAACAGGTGAATGGTCACGGCTCGAAACTGTGGATGATTTATGGTCTGAGATTGACCAAGCCAACAAAGCCCGGGACGCGCTCAAGTTTGGCGGTGGTGGAGATGAGGCACAGGCCAGAAGATTCTGGGAAGCCATTGACAAGCCCGAGAACGAAAAAGGTTTTGAGAAAATTCACGGTAGCCAACTTAACGTCGGAAGCAAATTCAGGCTTAAAGGTGACGGCATAAGCCATGAAGAGCTTGAAGTCACACACATTGACCCGGACACAGGCGAAATAACCATCAAGGACGGGACAACTTTTGGCACACAAGAAATTCCTGAATCAATCGAAATTTACATCAAGAAAGGCACACTCGAAACACCCGAAGACACCGGGTTTGATACGGGCGAGGAGCAGCCCGAGCCCAAAAAAGATGAAGAATTTGCTTCTCATTACGAGTTAAGACACTGGACTACGCCAGAAAGTGCCGCAAGTTTGTTAAGGGGTGAGCCTTTCAATTTCTCCCGCGAACCAATTCATAGTCAGGTAGATTTAAGCGGAAACTTTATCAAGGGGAAGCGCATGGGCGGGAACAGAATCCATCTTTCTCTGGACGATGGAACATGGGGTTTTCGACGAGACGCGAGCGGCAAGGTTATTGGAAATCTTGTGCCAGTAACTTATGCGGTTGATTATGCCGCTAAAGATTTACTCATTGACTCGCCAAAGTCGCTGCGTGAAGCGGAGCGACTGGCTGGCGAGAATGCCACCAAACCAGACGGAACTGGCAACGCAGCATTCTGGGATGCGCTACAAAAGAAGGGCATTAAACTTGTCCGAGTCGAGAATACTTCCGACTATCCCAATGTGAGATTCTTTGCCCAAGCAACTAGCGACACGGTGGTTGTGCTGGACAATTCCGCTGTGAAAGTAATTTCAAAAGCCAAAAAAACAGCCGCCCAGCCCAAGTCTGGCGAGAAAATCTTCACTGACACGGAAGCTGACGAGGCTGAGAAATGGCTTAGGGAAAATCTTGGGTTAAACGAGGATGAAGAAGGCGACGGATGGGATGCGTCTGAAGACCCCGGCCACCAAGAGGGCAGCAAAGGTTTAGACCCGAAAATTCTTGCCCGAGTCGTCACAATGGCTGGTCGAATCATTGAGTCTGGCAATGTGAAGTTTTCGGATTATGCGGCTCAGATGCTAAAGAAAGGGTTCAAGGGCGACTTGGCCAAATACATCCCTGCCGCATACCATGAAGTAAGAGATTTTTCCGAGGCCAGCGCATTGCGACATCAGATGTCAACCCGCGAAGAGGTTGACAGGTTTGATTACAATGCTGAAACAGGCCAGTTCGATGAAAGCCAGCCCGACCTTGGCGGAATAATAGGCTCAGACGAGCCGGGAGCAAAGCGACCACCGCTAAGAGAGGTTGACCCGAGCTTGATTCCTACTCCAAACATTTATGTCAAGAAAGGCCAATACACAGGCAAAGGAGGCCATTCGATTGACGAGCAACAACGGTTCGCAATCAACGTCATGCTCACCGCAAAGGCAAATGGCGAAAAGGCTGGCGTTTTGGCCGATGGAACTGGTGTTGGCAAGACTGGCATTGAACTGGTTCTGGCTGTTCAACTGGCTGAAATGACGGGCAAGCCTGTTGCGATTGTCACAGAAAACAAGGCTGTGATTGAAAATGCGTTTGTGATGAACGCAAAGAAGTTCGGCATCGAAATTGATTTCGATAAGGTCAGATTTTTTACCTATACAGACTTGTCGAGCAACAACCTGCCAGACATTGAATGGGGCGCAGTCATATTTGATGAATCTCAAAACATCAAAAACATCATGTCTTCGCGTGGTGTCACCGCAGAAAACATCAAGTCCGAGTTCAATGTTTACGGGACGGCGACACCGATGGACAATGTTTTTCATGCGCCATATTTCTTGGGCAAAATTCTCGGGGTAGATGTTTTCACGATGGCGAGAAGGCTTGGCTACGAGCTTGTTCCCATAGATTTGCCCAACGGAAAATCATCATTCATCGCAAAATGGTTGAAGAGCAAAGACGGGGCGATTCCAATTTCTGAGTCCATCAAAAGGCTGAAAGATTACAGGTCGCAAGCCGTGAAGCGCGGGACTTATATCCGGCGCGAATATCCGTTCTTTGGCTCGGTCAATTTCAAAAATGCTCCGAGCTACAACGAGAAACAGCTTCACGAACAGGACGAGATAAACAATTACTGGGACGCTCTGGCGGCAGCAGAGCCCAAGAAGCGCATGGTCTATAATGCCCAGCGCATGAACGAGCTTGCCAGATGGACTGAGGCTCAAAAGGTTCAGGGCGCAATCGGTGAGATTGTTGCAGATTACGAAGCTGGAAAGCATGTGGTTGTTTTTGCTGAATATGTAAATGACGGCGTTATCAAGGGGCTTGAAAAACTTGGTGTTCCATACGAAGTCCCCGGAACGCTTAAATATATCGCAGCAGAATTGAAAAAGCGCGGCATCCCGTTTGCAACGGTGTTTGGTCGCGGGAAAGATAAGGGCAAAGAAGCGGCTGAATTTCAGCGGAACAAAAAAATCAGGGTCTTGCTCGCAACACCCAAGTCTGGCGGGGCTGGGCTAGACATGGACGATACGCATGGTGATTTCCCGAGAATCGTTCACATGTTGACCATGAATTATTCTGCGTCAATCTTCGACCAGATTCTAGGTCGCGTTTCCCGCCGCAACACAGCAAGCCCGGCCAAGATTCTAATTTGGCGAGCCGAAAATTCACAGTCAGACCGTCGCAAGGTTGTCATTCTTGACCGTAAGCTTAACATCCTGAGAAAGATTCAGACCGGGGAAGACTTGGACACAACGGCTTTTGAAGAAAATTCTCAAGGCGACACATCAGCCGATGATGAAAGCGGCACGGCTGAATCTTCGACAAAGAAGGGCGAGGATGGGGTTAAAATACTTGATGATGTCATTGACGACGAGTTTTCTTCCCCGGACATAACGGACACGGTTGACGACGAGTGGAATGACGAGCAACCACAGTCTGAGTTCGACATCTTTTCAGCCAACGACAGGGAGCTAAACGATTTCTTGGACAAACGGTTTGGGACAGAAGACAGGCGGCAACGGGGCGTTTCCGGGGATGCTGCTCGCCGGGGCTCTGGCGTTTATCAATTCCCGACCTACGAAGCTTTTGCGAAATGGATGGACGAAAGGTATGTCGAGCGGGACTTGGAAGGCATGAAGCTGGCTTTTGCCGAGGCCGAGCGCGATTACAAGGTTAAATACATCAAGGCCAACAGAGCCCCTGAGCATAAGAAGGATTGGGTAAACCATCTTGCAACAGGCTCGGTGCTTCCGGCTGGCGACCCGCCAATAACCCGCACGACACCGAGGCCGCTGCCCGGTGGCGGCACAGCCCCAGTCCCGGGAACGCCGCCAACCAGCACATCAACACCGCCAACGCCGCCCGGCGCACCGCCCAGACCGTCCAGACCGCCAACGCACCATCGCAAGTTTAACATCACGGCTTTGGTTCAATTATTCAAGCAGTTCGCCAACAGGCATCCAACAATCAACGCCAAATTAGCCAAGACAACGCTTGGACGGCATCTGTCACCGCTCGGGCTGATTGAGCTTCAAAAGAATCTGCTCTGGGACATGGACTTGGCCGAGCGCGTTCTTGGCCATGAGATAGGACATTTCATTGACCTGATTGTTGAGGCATCCGGCAAGGGCAAAGAGATTGGGAACAGGCTCAGGCCGATGTTCGACTTTACTGGTCAGGCGATGCACAAGGCGGAACTGAAAAAAGACATCATCAATTTGAGCAAGGCTTGGCGCGGAAACTTTTCTGCATCTGACAAATACAGGAATTCACCCAAGGAATTGATGGCAGATTTTCTGTCGGCAATGTTTAACGACCCGGAAATGGTGAATCAAACATTTCCAAACCTGTATGATGCTTGGCAGGAATTCAAGGACTCAAAGCCGTCATTCAAATCCGCTTACCGCGAGATTGAGACTTGGCTTCAGGGTGATACGATGGGTTCGGAATTGATTGATAAATTCGGCGAAGATACTGACCTGACTTACGACATCTTGGGCAAGGAAGATTCGGACAACAAATCAACTTGGTGGGAAACATTCAATCATAGCTTCATCAGCCTATGGAAACGGGCTGGCGAAAAGGAGGCTAAAAAAGTTCCATTAAACAAATTGTCACCAGCTAGGCTCTGGAACAAGTCTGGATATAAGATGGTTAAGAATCGGCGCGTAGGATATAAGATTGAAGAGAAGCTTGATGTTTCCCACATCTGGGCGGCAAACATGACTGCCATCTGGCAGGACGACTTCAGAAGGGATGTTCAGCCTTGGCTGGACAAGGTTGATTCCGACCCTCGCACGGTGCAGAAGTATTTTCAGAGCTACGCAGTTTCAAAGAGAACACTAGAAGAAACCAAAGCGGCTGGCGTGTGGATGAAGGACAACCCGGTTGAGACTAGGGAAATGCTTGAAAAGATTCTGGCAACAGTTTCCAGTCTTGAAGCGGAATATCTATCTGAGCTTAGGAACGCCTCAGATGATGAACTATACAATCTGAGCGCGAAGATTGCTCGCAAGATTCTTTTGATGTCAGATTCCAAGATTAACGAAATTGCCAGCGAGATAAACAGTCTCGGTTTTGAAATCAAAGGAAAACTTTTCTTGGGCGCGTTTGCTGTTCGTAGCTTTTTACTAAACACAGGAGGAATAACCCCAGAATCTGCACAGCTTGTCTTGAACGAGCTTCAGAGAAGACTGAGCCCGGAACAGTATTCGGCACTTGAAAAGGCTGCGGCTGAACTTCGCAAGCTTGTGTTTAAGGTTTCAAAGGAAATGTATGACCAAGGGCTGATAAACAAAGACATCTGGTATGAAACAATCTTGCCCAACCAAAACACTTACCTGCCTTATGCGGTTCTGGATTATTTCGACGGAACAGTAAGGGGCGGGATAATGCAACAGGGTGGCAGCGCAAAAAGAATCGCGTCCGTAATAGCTGCTGCTCAATTAAAGGTTCAGTCCATGTATATTCTGTTGCAGAAGCAGCGGCAGGTTAAGCTTATCATGGATTCCTACAAAGCTGGTGACTCTGGTAAAGTCGCTACTGTTACCCGAAGGTTGCAAAGAGCCTCTGACCTGCACTCGATTAGGGGTCAACATCTGAGGGACACAACAAGCAGGGCGATACTTAGGGTCAACGGCTCGCCTTACCTTGTCGAGTTCCCGGAAGACCCCGGCAAGCAGTTTGAAAAATCAATGGAAATAGCTGAGTTTTACGCATCGCTTGACTGGATTCACAACGTTTCAAAGTATTCTCATGCTGCCCAACAAATTTTCACCCAGCTTGCACCTACATTCCTGTTCTATCGCAACCCGATTCGTGGGCTTAGGACTGGTGCGCTAAAGGTTGGTGGGAGACACATATTGAAAGCGGCTTTCAACTGGGACTCAATCACGCAAGCCAGAAACTATGCTAACGCTTCGTTTAGTGGTCTAATGTCCCCAGTTATCCGTCAACTGGTTGAAGGTCAAGCCCTGATGTCGCCAAGGGCTGCTTCTGGTCAAGTAAGAGACGTTTCACAAATTGCGGGGCAAGGCTTGGCTGGTAAATTTCTGGCGAGCGAAATGAGACGTTTGGCGAGGAATGCAAATAAAAAACCGTCAATACTTGGAGACAAATACAGGCAGGGAATTAACTTCTCTGCTAAAGTTTTCACAGGATTGGAAGCGTGGGAAAAGATTTACAACTACAAAGCCGCACTCGCTAAAGGGTTGACTCAGGAACAGGCTCTTATGATAACTCAAATGAGCGGAATACCGAGGCCGGGTGTTGGTGGCAAATTCTCGCCTTTTGTGGAAATCGGCATGCCTTGGACTCGCGTTAAGATTCAAGGCATGAGGGCAACCTACGACATGGCGCGTGACCCCGAGCTTGGCAAAGGTTTCTGGGCAAGATTTTTCATGTATGAAGCAGTCCCGAAGATTCTTCAAATGCTAGTGGCCAAGGCAATTGTATCGGGGTTAATCGCATGGATTTACAATAAGGGAGACGACCCTAAAGACCCGGTTATCACAGAGGTTTATCGCCGCATATCCCCATATAAAATGGCTTTAGACAATATTATACCACTGATGCTGTATAACCCGAGAAGCGGAAAGTATCATAAGTTTTGGGAGTTCAAGAGCGGCAATGAAATTCCGGCTCATTACGAGGTTGTTAGCCTGAGAATCCCGACCAGCGAAGAAGGATTGACATACGGCACATTCCTTCATGCTTTAATGGTTTCTGCTTCAGGCGAGTCCAAAAACCTTGGCCGACCCGGAGCAACCCCAACCAAGAATATGTTTGATTGGGCTATGAATTCTCTTTTACCCCAACCAAACCCGATTGCCACGACAGCATGGAAAACTATTCAGATGTTGGCAGGGACAAATCCAACTGACGATTTCAGAAACCAGCCGTCAGCAAACAAGCAACTGTTCGACGCTGGTGGCAAAGACAGGTTTCAGGCCATTCTTGGGTTTGAAGCGAGCCAGACCGCTGCTTTTGGTGAAATAGCTGGCATCATCGCGGCGAATTACGGCTTGATAGACCCCAAAGCTTTGAGCGCATTAAGCAAGCGTTCGGATTCAGATAATAAATCGTTCGTTGATAAATACCCATTTGTTAAAGCCGCATTTTCCTTCGACAACTACAATGGTTATAGGCAGGAGGAAAATGAGAAATTGGATAATGAAAAATATCACGATAGAGCTAAAAACCTGATGCCGACTGAAGGGCGGGAAATGTATAATTTCTATTATCGAAACCAAGACAAAAAGAATCTAGCTCCGCAAGACCAAGAAATGTTTGATATAGCGAAGCAATGGAACAGGGACATTTGGGGCTTAAAATCAACTGAAGACAAACTAAAACCCAACAGCAAGAAGCCCCCTAAATCTACCTACTACCCGCAAATCCTTACGGCTGTTAAGAACGAGGCTTCACCCGAAATGTTGCGGACATTACAAGAAAATTTAAGACAGGCGAGTTCGCCGTATTACAGCTCCTTTACAAACGCCAAGTCTGGCGCAACAACCAAATGAGCAAGGTAAAACTAATACGCAGGGACGGTGCGTTTCTGCCCGGTGGCTATCCCTACATAGACCCGAAAACAGGCATGCGATTTGACGGCATGGAATGTGGCTTTGACGAGCAGGTTCAAAGAATCATCAAACATCGGCTTGCAAACCCAAACCTATACCCGGCCAGCGACCCGCAATTTCTTTCAACAACCAAGGTTGCCGATGTTTTGGATGAATACCAATGTGACAGGCTTGGCCGCAGCGACCAATACTGTGTTGGTGAAGGGGCGGCGCAAAAGAACCTGTCACCATCGTATCTGGTGAACACGCTTGGGAAATGTTCCTGTGGCGGAGAATGGGAGGAGCGTTATTGCCCGACCTGTTCATCAAAAAGGCTTGTCGGCTGGACATGCAAAGTTTGCGGCAAACGGATTGAAAAATGAAAACCCTGCAAAAGATAGAGCAGTATGTCGAAGGCGTTGAGGTGCTTCGGGACTGGCTTGGTCATGGCGGCGTTCCTGTTGACAGGGAAATTTCTCAGGCCAGAGCAAATGTGTGTTTGAAATGTGTCCACAACAGTCTTGGTAACTGGCCTACGAAAATCATTGCCAGCGCGATAAAGAAGCATGTCGAATTAAAGAACAAGATGAAGATGCGGGTCAGTGGCGAGAAGGCTTTGAAAAGTTGTCAAATTTGCCTGTGCGAACTAAGGTTAAAAGTCCATGTTCCCATCGGCATGATTAGGAAACAGATGAACGAGGGTGAACTTGAAAGGTTTCCAGATTGGTGCTGGCAAAAAAAAGAGACTGAATGAATACAAATATGCTTGTTGTCCTTGGTTTAACGGCTGGCGAAAGCGGCATGGCCGAGAAGCTTTGTGATTGGATGTCGCTGCTTTCCGGCAAGCTCGAAAACAGGCATATCCTGATTTGTTCGGACGCAAATGTTCACGAAGAGGTCAGGGTAAAAACCAGAATCTCAGCCGAATCAGCATTTGAAACCGTTGATACATTCTTGGCCGACCCAATAAGTTCAGATTCAGAAATTGTTCGGATGAACCATCTTTTCAAGGGTGTATCATCACACATTCTGAACAACTACAAAAGCCCTTGGATTTGGATTGAGCCAGATTGTGTCCCGATAGTTTCTAACTGGGTGGATGCGCTTGAGACAGCTTACGAATCTCAATGCAAAAGATTCTTGGGCTCGCACATGAAGTTTATCGGGACAGAAAATGTTTCCCTGTCAAAAGTCGCAGTTTACCCGGTGGGCGCATATCGGGACATCGCGCCTTATTGCGACGGCTCAACCCTGTTCAACAAGCTCGCGGCGAAAGAGTTGGTTTCAAAGTCAACAAAGACGCTGTTGATACAGCAAATGGATTACAACCATGAAACAGATTTCGGCAAAATACGGCCAAGCTCCGTGCTTCTCTGTGCGGACAAGTCCGGCGAGCTAATCAAAAGTTATCGGGCACAAAATCAAAAGCCAAAACAAGAACCAGTCGTTGAGGCCGAAAAAATTCAACAGTCCCGGTCAGGCTGGTTTACTCAAAAAGTCGCATTACTTAACAGCAAATGAAAACAGCAACAACTGAGTCACAGGAGTTCGGCACGCCAGAAAAGGTTGTGGCCATAACTGAAACGATGCAGACCATCGAAGACCGAAGGGCGATGGACAGGGCGAAGATAAACACGCTGTTCAATGGTAGCCGACCCTACACGGACGAGGAGGTTAAGAAATTCCAGATTCAGATTAACGTGAACTGGGGCGAAGGGAAAAGAATCATGGTGGACGCAAACCGCCAGATGAACGCAGCCCTGCTTCATACCGGGAGACTTTTTAGCTGCACACTTGAGGCCGGGAAAGTTGACAAGCGGGATGAATGGTCTGAGAACTTCACGAAATTCATACACGAACCCGTCCAGCGTGGTCGCAGCGGGAAAAAGCATCATTACCTTATCAGGTCGCGGAACGCCACTGTCTGTTTGCATGGTATCGGGGCTTTGCTCTGGCCTAACAGCTTCCGCTGGATGCCAAGATTTGTGCCGCTTGAAGACTTGCTGATTCCAACTGATACATTCTGCGATTTCTCAAACCTTAGGTATTTCGCAATCAACCTGTATCTGACCCCGGGCGAACTGGTTGACATGACTCAGGGCGAAGAGGTTGACAAGGGGTGGAACAAAGATTTGGTCGCAAATCTTCTTGACGAGTCTGCAAAAGCCCAGACCGAATCAACGCCGTCAACATGGAAAGACCAGCCCGAGGCCATGATGGAGATTAAGAAGCAGAACAACGGCTGGTATTACAGTGATGCGGTGAACAAAATCAAGCTGCGAGCATTTTATTATCAGAGCATTGACAAGCCGCAATCTTGGTATCGCCACATCGTTTTGAGGGAGGGAATCGGAGGGGTTAATACGGACAAGTTTGTTTACGATGGAAGCGACAGGGTTTTTGCAGCGTCCATTGACAACATCTTGAATGTCCAATTTGGCGACAGCAGCCTTATCGCCCCGTTGAAATACCATTCTGTTCGGGGACTGGGAGTTGACCTGTATGCGCCAGTCGAAACCACAAACAGACTGCGCTGCGAATTTGTCCAGAGCGTTTTTGAACATTTGAAGATGTATTTCAAGATTCAAGACCCGGCAGACCGGGACAGGCTGAAGTCTGTTGTCTTGCAGCAATACGGATTCATCCCGGAAGGGTTGAACATTATCCCGAGGGAGCAGCGGCATCAGGTTGACCCGGAAATGGTCAGGGAAGCCATGTCCAACATGCGCCAGATAATGCAGGAGAATTCCAGCGGCTATGTTCAAGACCAAAACGCTTCATCAGGCAGTCCGATAACGGCGCGTGAAGCTTCAATCCGGCTGAATCAGGCTACGCAGATGATTAGCGGCATGATGCAGAACATGTATCTTCAGGAAGGGTTCTATTACCAAGAGGTTGTTCGGAGATTTTGCAACCCGGACTCTGAAGATGCTGAAGTAAAAACTTTCCAAGAAAAGTGTCTCAAGGCCGGGATTCCGAAAGAATTGATGAAGGCCGAGCTATGGAACATCGTTCCCGAAAGAGTTCTTGGTGGTGGCGACAAGTCCATCGCTCAAGCCCAGTCTGAATGGCTTTTGCAGCACAAGACCGAATACGACCCTGAGGCGCAGCAAAAGATTCTGCGGCTTGCAACGTCAACAGTCTTGGAAGACCCGGCCAAAGGACGCATGTTCGTTCCGACAGCCCCGGTCACGGCAACAGACGGCACGTTCGCGGCAGAGAATGTTTTTGGAACATTAATGCTCGGAATTCCTTGCGCCATGAGAGAGGGCATAGACCAGATTGGCTATGTCGAGGCCATGCTGAAAATGATGGGCTCGGTAATCCAAAGCATCAGCCAAACGGACAATGTCGGCACACCGCAACAGGTTGTCGGCCTTCAGACATGCGCTCAAAATGTCGGTCAACACATTCAGGTTATCGCCGGGGACGAGCAGGAAAAGTCTCGCGCAAAACAATACATGGATGTTCTCGGGCAGATGGCCAACGAGGTTAAGGGCTTTGCCCAGAGACAGCAGGAAGCTCAAAAGAATCAGCAAGGTGGCGAAGCTCAGGCTGAACAGGCCGTTGCACAAGCCAAGATTCAAGCCATGACACAACAGGCTCAGGCCAAGTCGCAGATATTGGCCGAGACATCGAAACAAAAACTGCAACAGAGCGAGGCCGCTTTCCAACAGGAAATGCAACAGGAAATGCAGAAGCACACGCTCGAAATGCAGTCCATGATTGAACAAGCCAAGGCAGACATGGCCGCAAGCGCGATGAAGATGCAGACTGACGCGATGATTGCCGAGGTAAAGGCCAAAGCAGCGGCAAAAAAACCCGCTTGACTCTGTGGCAAGAATGGGGCTAATTTGCCCCAATGCAAATCAGGCTCGACCCGGACGTTGAACTTATGGTGAGGCTCTTGGCCGAGGACAAGGAAGTTTTGGATGGATTAAAGTCCAGAAAGAAAAAGGTCAGTCCCGCGCACCTTGTCAATTCGATGCTCTATTCACTGTGCAAGAAGATGATTGATAAAAAATCACAAAAATGAATATGAATTACTCGCCCAAAGAAAACTTTCGAGAATTGCAGAAGGACAGCCTTGAAGAGTTGAAAAATAATTGTTCTGCCCGATGGTTTTCCGTCTGCTTGGATTATTCGATGTCTCAAATTGCATTTCAGGGCGCAACAGCAGAGGAATTGATTGGTGCAAGACGGCTTATCTCCACGATTCTGACTCTTTCAAAAAAGTCTGATGAACCGCCAGTTTTCCCGTCTCGCTCCTTGGAAACCTACGACACACCGTTGAAACCAAAACCTAAAATAAATTATGCCTGACGAAACAATCGCGCCAGTTGCCCCAGCCCCGGAATCAGTCACGCCGCCTACACCAACCGCCGCCGCGCCAGCCGCGCCGACACCGCCAGCACAGCCAAGCTCAACGCAGTCTCTTATTTCTGAAATGGAAAACCTCAGGAATCCTGAGCCGGAAAAGACCGAGCCGCCAAAGACTGATGCCCAGCCGAAGACTGACCCCAAACTCGCTGCGGTTACGCCAGTCAAAGAAAAAGACCCTGTATCACTCAGGAAAAAGCTGGCTGAAATTGAACAGGAATATAACGGGTTCAAGCTGACGGCCACACAGGAGCGGGAGAAGCTTGCTGCAAAAATTGCGGAGTTTGAAAAGAGAAAATATCTCACGCCGGAACAGGAGCAGCAACAGAAGGCGATGGAGAGTCGCTTGAAACAGGTCGAGTCCGAGTTTTACGCGAGGGATTACAAGGAAAGCCCGGAATTCAAGGAGTTTTTTGAAAAGCGGTGGCAAGACCAATACAAGACTGCGGTTGATGGAGTCTCAACAATCACCATCGTTGACGACAACGGCGACACCAGAGCCGCGAACCGTGCTGATTTTGAAAAGGTGCGGAACGCCCCCAATGGTGTTGAACTCCGAAGAGCGGCCAAGCAGATTTTTGGCGAAGACGCAGACTTTGTTATTGACCAAGTTTCGCAGCTTCTTGTAATCCAAGATTCTGCCAAGAAAGAACTCGAAACCCGAAAGGCGGAATACGATTCAAGGATGAAAGCTCAGGTTGAGACTCGCCAGAAAAGCTCCGAGATATTTGATACCGTCCAGACCGATACCGACAAGAAGATGCGCGAAAAGTGGCCTCAATACTTTGGCGAAGACCCAGAAGACAAGGAATCCAACGAGGCTCTGAAGCGCGGGGCTGATTTCATATCCACATCGCTTGAAGGTCGCGGCAAACTAAGCTCTGAAGATGTTGCAACCCGGTCTGCGATAATCAAGAACTGGGCAGCATCGTTCCCGAGGTTGGTTCACAAGCTTGAAAAAAGTGACGCTGAAATAAAGGCTCTGAAAGAAACCATTTCCAAGCTGCGCGGGAGCGACCCCGGCAGCATTGATGGAGGCTCGGGCGAAGGCGTGGCAGTCACCAAGGGTGGCGGAATAAATGAACTTATCGCACAGTTTGAGGAATGAAAATCAAGATACGAGCAACCAACGGCCATGTCTTGATTGACCCGATTCTTGACGAGCCAGTGACGACGCTGTTTGTTCCTGAGTCGTCAAAGAACAGGGAAATGCCGCAGCAAGGATTTGTTGTTTCTGTCGGTGGCAGGAAAATCACAAAGAAAGGCGTTGTTGTCGAACACGACTTCAAGATTGGCGACAAGGTTTTGTTCAGAAAGTTTTCCGGCCTGTGGATGGAGGTCGAGGGCAAAAAGCTTATTCATATCGGCCTTGGCGATATTGAAGCTGTTCTTGGATGAAAGCTTTCATAGCCTTGGGCAAAAACGGAGATATTTTGTCCGTGTTGCCCATTCTTTTCCGCGAGTTTGAACTGACCGGGGAACATCCATACCTTGTTGTTTCGCGCCAATACGCCGACCTTCTTAAATATGTCAGCTACGTCAGGGTTGTTGTTTGGGACGGGCATTGGCAGGACTTGACCGGGGCAATGAGGTTCTCCAAGGAGTATTTTGACGAGGTTGTTACGCTTCAAGTTTTCTCCAAGGATTTTTCCATACAAAAAAGACGGCCATCATTCCAGATTGACCAATGGCAACGGGCTGGGTGCGACGAACATTTTGGGCTTTGGAAGGGCGTTGTTGACCTGCGCGACAAGCATGAAGAATCTTTGCTGACGAAAAAAATAAATGACGGCGCGATTCTGATTGCGGACTTCAGCGAGTCTTCGCCATTCCCGCAAGCAGCCGAGCTTGTTGAATTGTTCAAGGGCTGGTTTCCAAACCGTCAGGTTGTCAGGCTGTCTGAATTCAAGTCTTCCAACATCGCAAACTTTTTGGGCTTATACGACAAGGCCGAGCTTCTGGTCAGTGTTGAGACGGCACATCTGCACCTGTCCGCTTCAAGCACAGTCCCGGTAATCGCCTTGGCCACAGACAAGCCGAGCAAGTGGCACGGGTCAGCTTGGCAAAGCCGATACCTGTTCTATGTAAGATATTCAGACTTCAACAGCAGGAAGAGTGAAATGTTTCAGGCGGCAGATTCCGTTCTGAACGACAAGCCGAGCCAAGAAAATTCGACGGTGCTGAAGACGCAGATAAAACACGGCTACAACCCGAGCTATATTGAGCATGGGGGCAAGAAGATTCTGGTTTACCGACATCACGCAACAAATTCTTGGCATACCAAACTTTCATTGGAAGAAGACGGGGTATTGAGCGCAATCCATTTCCATGAATTTTTTGAAGATTCAAGCATCGAAGACCCGAAGCTTTTTGTCTTTGGCGGAAAGCTTCACATTTCGTTTATCGTGGCTCGGGCAGAGCATGGGCAATGGTTTTGCTGGGTTGCTTACGGAGAACTTTTCAAGGTTGGCGACAGGTGGGAGGTTGACAACATCAACAAGGTAAATTTTGGCGACAACTCTGGTGCTGGGATGGAAAAGAATTGGGTTTTCTTTGAGAACAACGGAAAGCTTATGGCTCTTTACGGCGAAAAAGAATTGCAAGTTGTGGTTGAGGTTAATGGCGAGCTTGTCGTTGCCGTCCACAAGTCGAGCCCTGTCCCTTGGGATTACGGGGAAAAGAGGGGTGGTTGCATAGTGCCGCTTGGCGACAATTTTTTAAGAATCTTTCACTCGCACAGGTCTGAAAGCGGTCAGAGCAGAGATTGGATTTATTACATGGGTGCTGTCCTGATGGAATCAAAGCCGCCATTTGCACAGTTGCAAGTCAGGCAGATGCCGCTGGTTTCTGGCGATGAAAAATGGTTGCCAGACTGCAAGCGTTGGAAGCCATCAGTTGTGTTCCCCGGCGCAATAATCAGGAATGGCAGCGGTTGGGACATTTATTTTGGGTCGAACGATTGCGAGTGCAAAAAAATCCATATAACCGAAGAACTGTTAAGACTAAACCCATGAGCAAGATATTTGAAGAAATTGCAGTCGCACACAAAAAGCTTACGGGCTGGTGTTCGTTGACCAAGGCGCAAACTCTGGCCGCAACAGTCCTGAGCATCAGGCCGTCTATCACTGTCGAGATAGGCGTTTGGGGCGGCAAAAGCCTGATACCAATGGCCATCATGCACAGGCATATAAATCACGGCAAAGTCTGGGCGATTGACCCTTGGAGTCAGACCGCTTCGATTCAAGGTCAGGTAAACCCTGAGGATGTCGAGTGGTGGTCACATCAAGACCGTCATAACTATGCGTATTCAGAATTTGAAAAGAACCTTGTCGAAAATGGGTTAATGGGAATTGTTCACATTGAAAGATTTCCAAGTGACGATGTTGAGCCCCCGGATGGAATAGGGCTTTTCCATTGTGACGGCAATCATGGCGAACAAGCCATACGCGACATCGTTAGGTTTGCGCCAAAGATAATTGTCGGTGGCGTTGCTGTTCTTGACGACATCGGCTGGACTGGTGGCGCAATAAATCTGGCTGTTGAAAAACTTTTACAGTCCGGGTTTGTCGAGCTATACAGGGTCACGGATGAAAGCTCAACTTGGGCTGTGTTCCAAAGAATAAAATGAAATCGCTGACTGTTGCATACATAACAAGCCGATTTAACCCGAAGCTGGAATGGTTTCTGGACAGCCTGAAGAATCAACTCAAGGCTGGCGAATCTGTTGAGGTTATCATTGTTGACTCGTTCCCAGACTGCCATACACACGACCATCAGATTCCAAACATCAGCAAAATACAGGTTCAGCCAAAGCCTACGGTCTGGCAGGGTGAATATCGGCTTACCAAAGATAATTGGTGGGCAAAATCCAACGCCTTGAACACGGCAATTTGCCTGTGCAAAACAGAATGGATTTCGTTTCTTGATGATAGGTGCGTGTTGCTTGACGGTTGGCTTGAAAGAATCAAGTCGGCTATGGCCGGGAATTATGCTGTGTGCGGCTCATACGAGAAACGAATCAACATGACGGTTGAAAACGGCGTGATTCAAAATGGCGGGATTATCACAGGGAAAGATTGCCGGGACATGGGCGTTACTCAACCGATACCGTGCGGTGGAGAATGGCTGTTCGGTTGCAATTTCGCCCTACCGCTGGAATGGGCTTTGAACGTGAACGGGTTTGAAGAGTTGCTAGACGGACTTTCATCTGAAGACACCCAGTTTGGCGCGATGCTGTCCAACAACGGTTATCCGCTGAAGTTCGATGTCAAAATGAAAATCATTGAGGACAGAACATCATCTGAGATTGGCGCGGCCATGAAGCGAACTTCAAAAGAGCGGTGGGGCAATGACGAGCAGGACAAGGGGCATGAAGCCATCCGAAGATTTCACGGTAACAAACAAGCCCAGCATGGGTTTAACATCAGAGAACTTCGCGCAAAAGTTTTGGCTGGCGAACCATTCCCGATTCCAGACAAGACCAAGGAACACAGGGATTGGTTTGATGGAATGTTAATCAAAGATTTCGACAACATAACCCCATGAAACCGCTAGTATCAGTTTTATTACCATCCAAAAAAAGGCTGTTACGGCTTTTGGATTGCATGGACTCGATAACAGCAACGGCAACCTTCCCTGAATCGGTTCAGTTTTGTATCAGGCTACATTCCGATGATGTTAGAACTTTGGACAGTATTTCATCAATACTTTCAATGGCAACAAATGTTAGAATAATTGTCGGCAGTCCGCTCGGGGGATATTCCGACCTCGCCAGCTTTTATCAGGATGCCGCCCTGATTGCAGATGGTGAATGGGTTTGGATTATGAATGATGATGTTATATCCGAGACTCAAGGCTGGGATGAAATGTTAAGGAAAGAACCTCTGGACGGCGTTATATTCCCCGAGATTCATCATTTGGGTGGCTCAAGATATATCCGAGATACGCACAACCCGTTTTTCTTCATGCCAAACAAGTTTTGGGAGAAGGAAGGCATAACAAAATTTTCAAATCAATTTGATGCTTCATTTTTCGAGTTGATGAAAAGATGTAACTGGCCAATTAGGTTCATCCCAACATCAGTCTTCCATGATAGGGCAGAAAATGATGTTTTAGAAAAAGAGCGGGGCTAAAACTAATTGTTAAAAACCGCTTGACAGACAGATAACGATAAAGTATTCGTTCTTCACGATGTATTAGTTGCTGTCGTCGTCAGCATCCAGCCAACGGAATAGTTGGACGGCTCTCCCGAGTCGCTTGCGTAAGCCAAAGTCGCTTCTGGCAAAAGTTCCCAAACAAAGAACCCGGCATGTGGTGTAATCACCCCCTGCCAAAACTGAATAAAAACTATGGCAGTCTCTTGCGATACATTACGGTCAAACTTTGCGCGACAAACGCCCGTCTTCGACGAGGCTTTTCTTCAAGATTACATTTCCGACATGGTGAACGAGCCTTTTGTTGGCCGTCACATGAACGAAACGTGGGAAGATGGCGCAGCATCCCGCACGTTCGACAAAATCCACGTTCAACAGCCGGATTACCTGAAGCCTTGGGCTCGGCGCGGCGTTGGCAACGGCTCGGATTGTGCCGCCCCCGTTTGCGCTCCCCCGCGCACACTGGTTGGCTACGGGACGACCCGCGACACCTATTTCACCGAGCAAAAACTGTTGCAATCGCAACCGTTCTGCTTGGACGAACTCCGTCAGATTCCGAAGGTTGGCAAGCAGATTGAGCAGATTTACCGTATTCTGCGCCAGATGCCGCTCGCCTTCACCGGGGAATACCTGCGGACACACTTCTTCTCGTATCACGATACGATTCAAATTGCTGGCTCGGCGTTCAGCACGTTTTCAACCACAACGGCGAACACTGACCCGAATCTTACCACTGTGAAGCTGGCGAGTGCCGGGGCTTTGCCTACCAGCGAGTTGACTTGGCCGATTTTGCAGTATTACGGCCAGTTGCTCGGTATGCGCGGTTACGACCAGAATTCTGGTCTGGCCAAGGGCATGAGAAACTTGGTCACTCACAGCCGCACCTACTTCAAGTTGGTCGGCCAAAACCCCGAAATCAAGCCCCAGTTGCATCTGGTCGGCGTGAAGGATGTCAGTCCTCTGTATCAGATTGGAACTGGTGTCAATGCCGACCCGTTCGGCAATTTCGCCCCGACATTCGACGAAAAGCAGGTTCGCTGGCAGCATGTCGGCTCTGGCCTGTTGAATCGCGTGTTGCCCTACCTCAACACCCCGGCGACGACTGGCGAAAAGCCCATCGTCAATACGGCATGGTTCAACGCCCGGTATGGCCTGAGCTACATCCTGCACCCGAAAGCGGCGGCATTGGTTACGCCCAAGCCGAAGAAAATCAGCGATGCTGTGCCATCGGTGAACAGCGCGATGTGGGGCAAATGGTCGTTCAAGAACCCGGATGGTTTGATTAGCTGGGAAAACAGCGACGGGACGACCTGCACCAAGAACAACGACTTGCTCTGGTGGTTCTACTGGCTCTGCTACCTTGAAGTTGGCTTCAAATACGAGCAGCGGGATTTGGTCATGCCCATCATCCATCTGATTGACGGCTCTGGGAAAGACTGCGTGGTTGACAGCCCTGTTTGTGGGGATGCACCGCAGTATGTCGCTCAGGACTACAATGTTGGTCTGATTGAGTGCTAACACTTTGGCTGGTGCGGAATAAACCCCGCACCAGCCAGAACCTTTCAAAATTATGGACAAAAACCTTCCAACCGGGGAGACGATGAACGAGGGTTCATCAATCCCGCCAGAAACACGCGCAGACGAGGCCGAAACAGCCGATATTCCGTTGTCTATGCTGGGCGATGTCTCCGAAGGCGAGACGGTTACAGTCCGGGTCGTGAGCGTCAACGCCGATGCGGGGACTGCGACCATAACCAAAGCCGTTGACGAACCCGATGCCAGTCCGTCTGCGACGGATGCAATGGCTTCAGAGTTTGACAAAGAACAACCAACCGAACAGGCATAAACAATTATGGCAAACCCAACTTGCACAGTCGCCAGCCTCATAACGAACAATCCGTGTTTTTCCGCGAAAGTTTTGGATGAACAGCATCAGTTGGCCTTGAAGATTTGGTTCATGGCCAACGAGTTGTCTGTCATTGGAGGGACAAACTACACGAACACGCTGACATCAACGCTTTTGACTGATGCAACTGCGCTCTATCGAACCATGAACCCATCGCAGCGGCAGCTTGCGATTCTGAGCATCTACAAGAACAATGCAGTCAACGCTGGCGCAACCATTTCCAGCGATATTCAGGCTTTGATGGCCAGTATCAAGTGTCTTGTCAACATGACACCCGACCAGCTTCAACAGGCTGAAATTCTCCTGTTATGCCAGCTTGGGTTTCACAAGACCCGGCCACAATAATTGAGTTATGGACTGCACACCATCAGCATTGGCTTCAGGCGCAGTTTGTTTTGATTGCCTTTCCGATGCCGAGATAAAGTCCATCCGTGTCTATCTGTTGTGCCAATGGTTGAACAATCTGTAAAATGGTCACTTGCACCGCAAACAGTCTAGCGACTGCGGCGAAACAGTTTGAGTCTCTTTCTGAGGCTCAATCTGTTGCGGTTCAAACATACCTGCTTGCGGTCATTGCTGGTGGCTCGACAAACCCGGCAACATTGCTGGCTGCGGCAAAGTGTTTTTGCCTTGGAGAACGCGAGTTAATGCAGATTCAAGATTATCTGCTTTGCACGATAGCAAATAACACGGCTTAACGAATTATGGCAGCTTGCGATGCACAATCTTTGTTGGCCGCATCCTGCAAATTCAACTGTCTTTCCGGGAAAGAGTTGGAGGTTGTTAAGGCTGAATTGTTATGCCAGATTCTTCAAGCATCAAACCCTATGGCATCTTGTGACGCACAGACACTATTAAACGCTGGCAAAGCCTTCAACGGCCTACCAGCGCAGCAGCTCAATGTCATTCAGACCCAGCTACTTTGTGAGATTCTGAGCGGTGGCGGGACTGGTGGCGCAACCTGTGTCCTTTGCGGCGTGGTTGACCCAACAACTGCTCCTACATCCTGTAATTGCGCTTTTTATTATCGGACAGATAACGCTGCGGTCTGGTTCTGGAACAATGGAAGCTCAAGCTGGACACCACTGATTGCGGCATGAAAACTGAATCCATAAGAAACAGCGTTTTTGCAAGGTGGAGCTTCATTAGAAATTGGAAGCCGACAATCATTTTGCTTTGTGACGAGTTGGATAAATGCAATTCAAGGCCAGAGATTGAGCTTGGTCTTTTGAGGGATGAAATCGAAAAGCTTAAAAAACAGCTTGAAACAGCCGAGCTTGGGAACAAGAAACTGTGGCAATTCATCACGATAAACCAGCGGCTAGACCAGTCACCCGAAATGGGCAGCATCCGTAAACTATTGAAAAAATGAAATTCATACCTGCAATTCTTTTGTTTTTTTGGCTGTCGTTGACCGGGTTGTTTGCCGCTGGTGAACCGATTCAAAGAACGGTTTGGACAACCAATACCGAGGCAAACGCCAAACTTTCTGGCGATGTCACAACCCCGGCTGGCTCGCTGGCATCAACGCTGGCTTCAACTGCGGTCACTCCCGGCAGTTACACGGCGGCGAACATCACGGTTGATGCCAAGGGTCGGATTACTGCGGCAGCAAATGGCTCTGGTTCTGGTGGATATACTGGCAGCGCAACCAACGGGCTTGCGTTCAATGCGTGGGGAACAACTAATAGGTGGTGGTTCACGAATGGATTAACTACGTCTGGACTAACAAATAACAATCTTACAGCAAATTCCGTAACTGGAACAGACGGAAATAAAGCAGAGTCAAGTTTAACCCTCGCCGGAGGTCTCACAATCTCTGGAACGACATTGACAGCGGCGGGAGCGACCAACAACGCGAACTTGAGCAACAATCTCTCCTTCACCTTCACAGCGTTTCCTACGAACACAGGTTCAGATGCTCAAGTGTTGTCGTTGACTGGAAACAAAACCAAGTGGATTACATCAAGCGGCGGCGGAAGCGGCAGCGCGAACGTCACCAACTCCTTGCTTTCATCCACCGCCACAACCACGAACGGAAACAAGGGCGACATGATTCTCGTGGCAGGCCCGGGCTTGCAGTTCACCAGCCAGAACAACACGCAGCTCGTCGCATCGCTGACGAGCAGCAACGGCAGTTATTTCATCATCACGAATTTCGTGTTCAACACCGTCCGCACAAACACCAGCGGGGCGATGCAGTTCGTCAACGGATTCGGATGGGTTCACACAGCGGCGGTGAATGGCCGCGCATCGCTCGAACTGATGGTTGACCAAAGAGGCGGAACTACATTCACTCGGCAGGCAGGGTTCGGAGTGGATACCGTAGTCGCCGTCACGCTGGCGACGGATTACACGAACACCTTTTCATGGCCGCTTTCAAACGCTGCAACTTATTATATCACCAATTCCAGCGACGGCTCGGGCAACTCCGCCGCGCTAATCAACGGCTCGCTTTCCACGTTCGGAGCTGCGGGTAACCTCGGAAACTTCGCCACCAACACCAGCACCGGCGACGGCACATTTTATCGTGATGTGACTGTCACGCGCAACATCACCAGCAAATCGAACAATTTCTTTCAGGTTAGCATAGACCAAGGGACGACGCATATCGGACGCGCAGCACTTCAATCTTACGCAGAATCCACCGATTACGTCTTTTCAGGCGGCGTGAGCGGCGGAGCGCAGAATATCGTCATCCTTTCCAGCGGAGACGTTATCACCGTTGGAAATATAGACCTCGACGGAAAACTAACTGCTGGAGGCGGCGTTGACCCACCATATTTGTTGCTCGACCTGCACACCCGCGCCGAAGTGAAAGCGTTGGTTCTTGATGAAGTCCCGCCAGAGAAACAGAACGGCGCGGCGGATTGCTTCCTCTCTGACGTGGACACACGTCCTAAACGTGCCTACTACGTCGCGAGCGAGGACAAGTTCTACGACATGACGGACAAACTCATCCCCGGCATCGTCCAGCCCGATGATGCGTTCATGGCCAAACGCGCCGCAAAGAGACAGTCCGACAAGGAAGAACGCGAAGCCGATTTCCGCGCTAAAAATCCGAAGTGAATCCAATGATAACGCACTTCCTCGGAACACAAAAATATGGAAAAAATACTTGAGGGCGCAATCGGGCAAGCTCCATCGCTGGTCGTGCTTGTCGTCGTGGTGGTGGTGTTCCTGAAGCACTTGCGCGACAGAGACAAGGAGTTTTCCGCCGTAGTCCGAGAAATCGCCGAGCGGGAGCATGACGCACGCAAGCAATCCCGCGAAGTCATAGCCCATTGCACCAACATCATCGAACGCTCGGCGGTCGTAATGGGGCAATGCGTTGAAGCACTAAACCGAGGACGATAAATTTATGATACTCGAAAAAATTCAAGAACTCTGGCCGGTGCTTAACGGTTCGCACGGACTGTTTCCGGCATTGCTTGGCTGGCGCGGCTTTATTGGTGTTGCCGTTCCGCTGTTCAACACATGGTTGCAGATGAAGTTCACTGAACTTTTGAAAGCTAGCCCGACCATTGCTAACGACATCGTGAAACAGTCTTGGTATAAGACGATTTCTCTATTTTTACGAATGGTTGCCGGAATCATGTTGCCAACAGAAGCGTCCATGTTGTTGCATCAGGTCAATGAGAACATCAAGAACGACAGCAACCCTGTGGCGTTCAAAAAATCAGTGGTAGATACGACAAACCCGAAAGGCGAATAAAATGAAAACACTCATTCTCATGGCGGTATTAACCCTGACGGGTTGCGCCTCGTTCAACACAACCCAGACAGACATGACCTATGAAAAAGGACAACCCCTCAGGCAGATTACCACGCAAGCCAAGAGCAGGACGTTCTTCGATTCTCGCTCCTCGCTCGCCTCGTTCAAGGCGACTCAAACGGACAAGTCCCAAACCGCCAGCGTAGGCAGTCTGAATCAGGATGCCAGCGGAACGAACGCAGTTGACCTTGTGACAAAAATCACCGGGGCTGTGGTGAACGCCGCGATTAAGGCCGCTGCGCCATAAACCAGCGCACATTCTTTTTTAGGTTGGCGTTTCCTTGTTGGTCGGAGGATTCAGGGCAGTATCGGTCACAGAGCGATTCAATGTAATCGTTCGTCGCACCAAAACTTTGCCATCTTTGGTAATGGTTTCTACAAGTCTGGTAGCAGAGTTGTCTTGCTTTTTTACGGCTAAGCTTACGATGGCCGATACGGATGCCGTAGGGATAGGCCGCTTTGATTCCCCCTTCAGCCCTGTCAATCGAATCAACCAGCCTGTCGTAATCCGGGGGAATTTCATTAGTTATCGGGCTGGCCGCACAGGTAAGGGCAACAAATAGAAACAATGATTTCATTTCATTGCAGCCCGGAACTCTTCAAGGCTGTGGACAAGCGCATAGTTTTGGTTTAGGTGCAGCAACATAACCCTGACTGCGGCCTGTTCAAGTGTAAGCTTTTGGCCGGGACGCTTGACCTCAACCCACCACACAACGCCACCAGACCTTGCAATAATGAAGTCCGTGACACCAAGAGCCGTTGTTGTCGGCGCATCAGTCCTGCTGTGGACATAATACCAGCCCCGAGCCTTGCACTCGTCAATTATCTCGCCGTGAATATCCTTCTCCCTTGCGGCAACCTTGGATGGCGGCTTGGACACGCTCGGGAACAGGTGCGGGTTCAGCTTCATCACGGATGCAGACATGATTCCAGATGTCAGAGATTCCGGCTTCATAAACACACCAGCCAAGTTTCGTCAACAAGTAATTTCATTTCGGTGTAAATAAATACTTTGACATTATTGCGCCATGTTGTAATTTCGTCAGCGTAATGACATTTCAAATCCCAACAAAAACAGTCCTAGTAATTGACCAAGAAAAAACATCATGTCTGGTCAAGTCCTTGATTTCATCCAAGAACCTTACACAAAAAGCCGTAGCCAAACAAGCCAAGACCTGTCCTGTCAGGTTGTGCCGACTTTTGAGCCTCAAGCCAGTCCAGCGCGAGGCGGCTTGGGATGTGAAACTGTTTTCTGCCGTTGTCAAAGCCATCAACAAACTGGAATCCAAAGGTTAAAATATGAGTTCAAAAGTTTTCAGCGGCGAAATTGCCGTCCCCCAAGCCCTCGAAATATCAAGCGATGCCTTGGCCAAGCGCGGCCAGCTTGTTTCTGGCAGCAAGGCGATTACATCCATACTGAGCGAAGAGACACAGATTTTGGCTGTTCAATCGGCCAGAGAGATTCGGTCTTGGGTCAAGGAAGTTGAAGAGACTCGGGTTGAGCTTACAAAGCCCCTGCTCGACCTGCAACGGCTCATTAAATCAACGGCAGACGGCTACTGTGCGCCACTGGTTGAGGAACAAAAGCGGGTTGAGAAGCTGGTGACGGTCTTTCAGGAGGCTGAGGCTGTTCGGGTGGCCAAGGAGGAGGCTGCTGCTGCCGAGTCGTTGCGAAAGAGCTTGGAAGCGCAACAGAAGGCGCAGGAGGCTGCCGATAAGGCTTTGGCCTCAGCCAAGACCGATGCCGGGTTGGAGAAGGCTATTGCGAAGGAAGACGCTGCTATTTTGGCGCAACAGAAGGTGCAGGAGCTTATTTCAGCCCCGTTACCTACTGTTGCGCGGTCAAAGGGTGCTGTGACGCGCAGGGTGCTGCGCTGGGAGGTCACGGACATAAACGCTCTGGTGAAGGCGCGGCCTGAATTGTGCAAAATTGAGCCTAAAAACATGGCGATTCAGGCTTTGTGCGTCCCGGAAATGCCCAATCCCCCGCCGGGGCTTAAATTGTGGTGGGAAAATCAGACAACAATACGCAGTTATTAAGCTGCAAACAGAAAGGTAAATCATGCACGTTAGCGGATTAAAACAGTCCAAGTTCCTGACTCGGGCAGATGTTGGGAGCGGGGTTCTGGCGACCATTCAGGCTGTGTTCCAAGAGAATGTGGCCAAGGAAGGTGCGCCGGAAGAAATGAAGTGGTGCGTTGCGTTCGATGAATTGGAAAAGCCGATGGTCTTAAACTCGACGAACGGCCAGCTTATTGCGCAAATCACCAAGCAGGAAGACACGGACAACTGGAATGGCCATCAGGTTGTTCTTTATGACGACCCGACAGTATCGTTCGGCGGCAAGCTCGTTGGCGGGATTCGGGTTCGGGCAAGCCGCGCTCCGAAAGCTGCTTCAGTGAAGCAGGGTGCGACCAAGCCCAAGCCGCAGGTTGAACCTGAGCCGGAAAACGACGATGCCCCGTTTTGATTCCAGCCCGGTCAAGAAACCAACTGCTCAACCGCAGTTCAAGGTTCTCTGTGAATCTGACGAGTTCGCCCTGTGCTGCTCGGCTGAGACGGAGGACACTACGGTTGAGCGGTTCAACTGCCATATTGGGGTTGACGAAGGTTGGGTTCTGTATGAAACAACGCCATGCCCTATTTCCGAAACCCACAAGCACCACCTCTTTATGCGACCCGGAAAGTCGAAATAAAAAACAGTGAATTGCAGTCTTGGTGCGACAGAGAAAAAGCTGGTGAATTCAAGATAAACTCAATGGCTCTGGGCAAGAAGGGGTTCGGCTACATTTTGACTATAACATGGAAAAACAGCGACATTTGAAAACTATGAGCGGGTGGCGGAACGCAAAAACGCAAATGAAATCCGAAGGCGGCTTTGGAAACAAAGAAACTGCATCGGTGACTTATGTGGCTGCAAAGAATGTCCCACTTGCAGGTTCAAATCCTGCCCCGCTCGCCACTGACTATTTTGCAAACCAGTATCAGCCTCGCGGCTGGCCGTTTCATGTTGCGGTTTCCTCTGGTTTGCCGACCAGCCCGAGACTCGTTCTTGGGCTGGGAAATTTCCAGTTGACAGATTAGATGGTATGAGACAAATTCAAATTGTTCGTAGCAGGTGTAGAAACCTTGCTGCTGATGAAAGAGTGGTCGAACGTGAGATTTTAGACCTTCCCGCTCTGGACGATGCCCGACTTGGGCTATCGGGCTTATCAGCAAAGCTTTTCTACCCAGAGCGGGATTTCCCCTTTCTACGAGCCGTGAAACGGCTTCATGCGATACAGATTGCCGGAACATGGTTGGCTCGCCCTTGGGCGATGCTGGCGCGAGCGACACGCGAAGACGGCCTATTCCCGGTTGCGGAAAAAGTAAAACGTCAACCCAGCTTAACAGTCCGGGTTGTGGTTTTACTTTTTCTTGAACAGTTTTTCTCCCTGCTGACTGGGGAGGGGTTTGGGGTGGGGTTTTTCTTGAGCTTGGTTTTTCCTTTTACATGAAACAAATCCCGTTCAAACAATTTATTTCACAGGAATCTGAACGGCTTGGGGTCTGCAAGCTGACAGTTCGCAGGATGATAAAGGCTGGTCACGGTTACAAGAAGGTCTGGTTTGAATACAAGCCGAGGCTGATACGGGTGAACAAGCGCGTGGTTTTTGTAAATTTATGAGCACACCATCAAAACTAGCAATCGAAGTCGCGGAGAAATTATTTTGTGAAGATAGATTTTTCACAAAGGTAGAGTTAGTGGTTGAACTCGTCGACTCCGCCATCATCACCGCCACCACAGATAAAGACTTGGAGATTGAGAAGTGGAAAGCCGTAGCGGGAGAGTTAGCGCAAAGCGTAGAACACATCGGCTACACTACCATTGGCGAAGTGATAATCATTCAAAAAGCAGGGCTAGCACTCACCCACTACCAAACCCTGAAAGGAACACCATGACTACGATTGAAAAGTTAAAGAACCTTGCCTTCGCCGCCGCAGAAGCAGGGGAGAAATGCTAGACATAAACAAAATCTTGAATCGTGCGGCTGAGATTTATGGCTCTCCGCTGACCAGACAGGCTGTTGCGGCCACAACTGCGATTGTCGAGGCCATCAACGGTGCTGGCGAACAGTCCCGGTCATGTCCTGAAGGCAGGATGAAAAGGCCGACACTTGGGCAGGTCAAGGAGCATGGCGCGAAGATAAGTCTGCCCGAGGCTGAGTGCGACAGGTTCTATGACCATTTTGAGTCAAACGGTTGGAAGGTTGGCACGGCCAAGACACCGATGAAGATTTGGACTTCGGCTTTGGCCAACTGGAAGCGGACTTGGCAGGAGCGGGTTGCTGGTGGCCAGAAACAAAACGGGGCTTGCACAGTTGTTTACGGCAAAGAGTATGAGAGGGTTATTGACAGGATGAAGGCCATCAAGGGCAACTATTCCGGGCATCAAGCTTGGAGAGAGGAAGACAGGCTTGAATTTGGGGAATTGAAAACGCGCCGGGAAGAGTTGAAGGAATTGCTGGGCATAAAAATATGAAAAAACTATTCAGCCAATGGTTGCGGTGCGATTTTTGCGGTGCGCTAATTCAAATCTGGGCTGGTGACAAACCGATGGAGCTTGACGACGAAAACAGGTCTAAGCTGGCCAAGAAAAAGGGCTGGGAATGGAACGGGCTGAGGCAGGAGTCAACGTGCAAAAAATGTTTGGAAACTGAAAAGCTATGATTATTGATTACGACGAAATTGCGCGGTTTCAAAAGCGTTTGCTGGAAGCATCTGAGCGGCTTGATTCCATGACGAACGGGGTTGCTCTAGCTCGGCAAGTTGTCGAATACGACTCTGACAGGCGCAAGAAGGCTCTGGCAATGGAGGTCGCCCCGCTGATTGGAGAAATGTCGGCTGTGGCGGCTGAAGTTGTTGGTCGCGCAAGCCCCCGTTATGCTCGCGCAATGGGTGAGTTGGCCAAGCAATACGAATCTGCCCAGCGAGTTATGGCTGAGTGGGAAGCAGCCAAGATAGCATTTGAAGCTGCCCGGTCAGTCTTGTCTGTCGGCAAGGAAAGCATGAGGTTGACATGAAAATTTATGTGACTGGAAAGCTTGTCGGTGAAGTTGTTTCTGGCGAGTTCAGGAAAACTGTTCGGGGCTCAATCCATTTCTTGCGTAAACCGCCAGCAATCGCTTTCGATGAAGAAAGCATACATCAAGCTGCCGGGGCTGGGGCGCGGGTTATCGTTGTCACCGACAAAGATACTTGCAAAGTTTACCGGGCGACGATGAAAGACTTGAAACAATACGGTGTTGAATTTGACCGGGGCTATGGTCAGCAGATATTCTTGCCATTCAATCGCTGGAACAGGCCGGAAGAAAATTTACACGAACAGGCCGATTTGTTTTGTGCTAACGTATGAACTCAGCCACCGCCGACCTAAAACCGTCAACCGCGATAGCGGAACTGGATGTGCAGCCCTTCCCGCCAGTGCTCGATGCGTGCTGCGGTGGCCGCAGATTCTGGTTCAAACGTGATGACGCTCGCTCGCTCTTTGTGGACATTCGCAACGAAACAGACCAGATAGACCCGCGACCGGGAAGAAAGCCTCAAATCGTCGCTCCAGACTGGCAAGGCAGCTTCACCGCCATGCCGTTTCCAGACAACACTTTTGCCCATGTGGTATTCGACCCGCCGCACCGGACGACTCTGACAAGTGAATCAGACGCTAAGACGTGGCTGGTGCGCCAATACGGGAGGCTCGTCGGCGACTGGCGCGAGATGCTGCGCCTCGGATTCGCTGAATGCTTTCGGGTGCTCCGCCCCGAAGGGACGCTCATATTCAAGTGGTGCGAATACGATGTGGCCGTGTCGGAAGTGCTCGCACTGACCCCAGTGAAACCGCTTTACGGCCACCGGAGCGGGAAACAGAGCAACGACGCACTGGTGCGCGTTCTTGAAGCCTAACAAAAAGCTCACCGATGCCGGGCCTGACGCGCCCGGACTCGCGTGAGACGCAATCCCGGCATTCGGTGCAGCGTATGGTTGGACGGCGAACAACGATAATCGAATATGAAAAAAGACTACGAAGTAAACGGTGATACAATCCGCGACCCGCACGGTGACGTGATGTGTGGAACGGATGAGTTTGTAGCGGAGATGCGTATGCTCCGAGAAACCCTCTACAACCTGTTCTGGAGAACGTCCCTGCTGCGGGCTGAAATGGCTCACCGATACGGAACGTCTCTGACGCTAATGGTGGAGTTCAGCAAGCACACGCAAGCCATGCGGGAAGCTGAATCAATCCTGAACGACAAACCGTTCCCAGCCCCGGAGGTCAAATGACAGCATCAACAATCAAGCGCGGCGACATCCTCGAAACGCGGTCGGTGTCCCTGACAACCTGCGGCGCGGTGCGTGACAAGGGAATCATCGTGCCGGGAACTCGCGTCAAAGTCGTGCGTGCCGAAAAGCCCGCCTTCTACAAATGCGAAGTCCAGCCAGTCGAACGCGAAAACGGAGCGGTGTTCGTATGGCTGTGGGCGTCCGAACTGAAGCCGTCCAACAAATAGTTCACCGACGCGCAGCGTTCGGTGCAACGGCAGTTAGGCGGGATTCTCTTCCTGTGGCTGGTTCAAAATACAGTCCGGGTTGTTACAGGTGAACTTGGGGCTGTTCGGATAAGCGTCCGAAACCATTTTTTTACCGCAATAATCGCACTCGTCCATGAACCTGACAGCAACCCGACTGTCGCCGTGCAAATCGTAGCTGACAAAGAATTTCCTGATTGCGTCCCTCAACTCTTTCCTTGTGGCGATTCCATCAGTCAAGTCTGCGTCAAAATGAATGACCGACTCGCTCGGTCTTATTCCAACTTCGGACTCGCCCGGGCTGGTGATGTAAACAGTGGTATTCATTTGCAAAATGATTCAAACTTTTCCAAGATTTGGGGGAAGGCGAGCTTCAATGTTTCAAGGTTTTCAGAGTCAGCAACCTGAGCTGCATTTGCAATCGCAACTTCAAAGCTGCCACCAAATCGTTTCATCACGGTGATAATTTCGTCGTCAGTTGGTCTTTTCATATCAATCACAGTCCCGGTCATTGTCCATGTTCGCCCCGGCAACAAGCAGCAACTCCTCAGCTTTCTCTAGCTCGTCTTCGGTCAGTTCAATATCTTCACCCACCACCCTAATATCGTCAATCTCGTCTGGCTCGGCAGGATAGCCCGGGTCGCCATTGCTCAGATACCAGACCGCATCATGGCCGGGATGGAACTCGGCTTGAACGACGATTTCTATTTCTTCATCGTCCCGGATGATGGTCATGTCGGCTTGGACAGTCCTAGTCTTCATTGGATTTTGTGAGTTGAACAATAATGTCGTGTGCAGTCTTTTGTGTTCGCTGGTCTTTAACCCAAACTCGCCCTCTTGAATCCAGCACAGCCCAAAGATAGCCCCGGCCTGTCGGGTTCGGTGTTGAACTGAACCTGAATCCTTCGGGCAGTTTTAGTTCTGGTTTCATTAAAACCCCTCGCAATCTTGGCGAGCCTCTTCAAAAGTGCAATATCCTCTGCTTAGTTGTTTGTCCGCTCTGCGTATCTTCGCGGCCATCCTGCGGGTTTGAATGGCTGCTTTCTTGGTTCTGGCCTTGGCCAACTGCTCGGCCTGTGTCTGACTGCGAATGATGAACCTGAACAAATCTACGGCGAGCATGGACACCACGCGCCGGGTTCGCTCAGGTCTGAACTCAATCAAATCACCATCCTTGAGCGTCACGACAAGCCGCTTGGCTTTATCAGAGCCGAATTGTCCGCCAAGCACAGTCCGGGTAACTCGACTGACCGGGGCTGGTTTCTGATTCACGATTTGACCGCTCGCGTCTCGGACTGGTCTTGTGTGTGAAAAGGTTTTCATGGTTTGTGAACGGCGAGCCACGCCAAAGTTAATCCCGCACAGAACAGCACGGCGCACAGGACATAACACCATTTGCTGCCGTAAAACTTTTCCGCCCGGTCTTGAATGGTTGGCTTCATATCCACCCTTTCGATTTTTCAAGTGCTGCTCTGGCTGCGGCCATAAAATTGCAATTAACCAGTCCCCGCTCCGTTGCCGACTGGTCAAGCTGGGTTTGTGCGACATGAACAAGGTCGGCAAGGGCTTTATACAGTCCCGGTTCACGCTCTTTCGCGCATCCTTGATTCTCATAAGCAGACAGGGCGGAGCGGAGCGCAATTTCATCGGCGTATAAGTTCGCATCAGCTTCACCCCAAACGGTCAATGCTTTGGCAGCTTCCGCCACCGCAACCAGCAAGGCGTGGGAGTTGACCGCTGCAAAACGAATCTCGCTGCTAGTATGCTCTTGGCAGGTTTGCCATTCGTCGCCGTTGTCGTTGCCACTTACGAACAATGCGGGAGCATGGCAACAAGCCATTCCGCAAATGCCAGAGCTAGTGAGCCGCAGAAACTTCCTTGTCGCCGTCGCTTGTGTTTGTTTTTTCATTGATTGATTTAGGTTGAGGGGTTAGGGGTTAGGCCAATTCGACTGCCGTAGCCGTCCAGTGATGTTCTTTGCCGCTTGAATCTTCATCGCAGAACGTCGCGCCAATGAAGTAATTGCGAGCCTCTTTGAGCGTGACACCGATTGCCATGCTGGTTACATAGCTTGAGCCGTCAGAGCGTGTCACCTTGAACGCAGGAAGCTCTTGGACGGGCTTGAATCCGCAGTTGAGGCAAAGACCACCAAAGGTCATGTGATGCGCTGTGCAAGTGATGGCCTTCTCGCTGCCGAACTTGGCGAGCGCAAAAGCATGATGTGTGATTGATTTCATGTTTGTCGTTTCGTTTGTTTATGTTTAGCAGGGTGTATGCCGTTATCCGTAGCGTTTGCCTGATTCTGTGAACGTGTAGCCATTGGCGATAATCACTTCGTCAACCTGCTCGTAGGCAAGCTGATATTCCATTTCGTTTTGGAGCATGATTAAGTAATCTTCCAAGATGCTTTTGAGAAATTCATCGCAGAGCATACCGCGCTTGTCCTGCCACAGTTCCCATTCGACGTTTGTTTCGTCGTCGCCGTCAACGGCTTCAATTTTAGCGTTCAATTTCTTCAATTCACCAAGCCATGCCGTCGCCGTCTTGAACGTCTCGCAAGTGTCGCCGTGTTCGCTCAAAATCAAGTTGGCGCATTGCTCTGCCCCGCCGATACAGTTAAACTCTCCCGTTGCGTGGCGATTACGGTCTAAATCGAATGACTTGATTTTCAGTCCGATGTTTTCAGCATCGTCGTAAATGCTTTCCCACCATTCATGTTGCAATGCGCCTTCGCGATACCATTCCCGCGCCTTGTCTTTGGCTTTGTCTGTCAGTTCGTTAAACTCAAATACTGTCGTTTCGATTGTTTTCATAAGTGTTTTGATTGGTTTGTATCGTGAAACCCTTCTCATAAGCAGCTAGGGCGGATTTAAGGTTGTGCCAACAGGATTCACGGCTGATAGCGTCTGATTTAGCGGTCAGGAGTTCCGCCGCATCCTTAATGGCAACGAGCAAGGCGTGGTCGCTGCTGCTGATGGTAACCGTTGGCGGAACGCAGGGCTTTGGATTGTCCATGATATTTTGAATCATTGCCCGATATTCAGGGTCATTTCCTTTCATCGCCGTTGCTTGTGTTTGATTTTTCATTTGGTTTATTTGTTTCACAGTCCGGGTATTTGCATTGTTTGATTGTCATTGTCGTGATGATAAAAACCGCCGAAGCCATCGGAACAGTCCCCGGCATGGCCAGCTTCAAGGGCGCACGGCGGCATGAATCCGAACAGCTTCTTGCCACAGGTCGGCTTGCTGCTGGTCGCGGTCTGGCCAGCAAGGTTGAAAATGTCTTCCGCTCCGGGCAGTTCAAATTGTGGGATGTGCTTTTTCATACCTTGTTTACCTGCACGTTGACCGTGCCTACTTTGTAATCAGAAACCCGCGAACGAGTGTCCGCAAAAATTCGGTATTTGCGCGGGGATGTTTTGACGAATGTTTTCCCAATCGAAAACTCGACAGGGTCTGCGAAGGCGAATTTTTCGCCCTCTTTAATGTCTTTGAATTTCATGTTCACAGTCTTGGTCATTCCGGCCTCAGCCCGTTTCTCGTTTTCAATCTCAACGTAAAGCGCGGCGACTTGCGGCGACATTGCCCCGTCCTGCTTTTCGCCCCAAGCTTGCGCGGCTTCTTTTGTGTCGAACATTCCACACGCCACAAGCCAGCCGCCGTCCCGTATGTCGCAACGGAACTTTGACGGGTGCGGGTTTCCCATTGTTTCCGGGTTGTAGATTTGGTGGGTTATCATAGCTTTACAGTCCCAATGACTTCGCGGGTTGTTCCGTCAATTATTTTGCCGCAAAAGTCGCAGCGATAATGCCCGACCCATCCGCACTTAGCGTCAGGCTCAACAAGCTGTCCGGTCTTGGCGCACGGATAAAAACCGTGCGTGTCCGGGGTGTTCTTACAAATGCAAACCCAGCAATCCGGGCTTTGCGGTTCACATGATATTGTTTCGGTCATAGCTAAACAATTACACCACGCCGAAACTTTGTCAAATCTTTTTCTTGACAATTATTTCACCCCGCTGTAACTGTATCTCCACCGGGGCACAGTCCCGGTAAAACAAACAACAAACCAAAAAAGGAAAAACAAACATGAAAGTCGAAATCGTAAACGGAAGGCTGGTCATAACAATTGACGCTCACACGTCGAACCCCCCGGCCAGCAATAGCGGCAAAACGCTCTTGGTGGCTTCCACTCACGGCAACAAGGCCACGACCGCAATGGTTGACGGCAAGCCGCTCGTCGTCTCGGTCAACGCCTACATTCCCCGCTGACATTATGAACAAACAAGCACTTCAATCAATGGATGGCTTCACTGGGACGATGCAATATCATCGGGCGAGCCTCTTTATTCTCTGCACGGACGGCGTTTTGCATCTGTGTGAAAACGCTTCCGCATATTGGCTGCTTGACGCAATCGGCAGCTATCAACCGACGAAAAAAATCCGCTCGACTCCGGGGCTTTTGGAGTTTCAAGCATGGAAGCTTCGACCCGGCAAAGAGTTGAATTCCGCCACGCTCATTTGCGAAGACGGGAACAACAATGAAGTTCTGCGCCAAGAAATCGAATATTCCGACTTCCCGTTTGACGTTATCCCGGAAGCCGTTATCTGGGTTGAACCAACTGGCGAGGGCAAACCGCTGGCCTTGTTGCCGTCTGAACATTAACCAAGAAAGACCAAAAACATGGGACTCGACATGTATCTAAGAGCATCGAAATACATCGGAGGCTGGGAACATTCCGGCGAAGACAAGGAACGGTTCAAGGCTGTGCTGGCTGCCGCTGGCTTGCCTGAATCCGTCGCAACGCAGGACTCGCCCAGTCTTGCAGTCCGGGTGACGGTTTGCTATTGGCGGAAGGCCAACGCAATCCACAAGTGGCTCGTTGACACCGTGCAAGAAGGAAAAGACGAGTGCCAAGAAAGCTGCGTATCACGCGAGCAACTTGGCGAACTTGTTGCCCTTTGTGACTCTGCCATTGCCACGAAAAACGCCGCCTTGCTGCCCCCAGAGTCCGGGTTTTTCTTCGGCTCGACGGATGTGGACGAAGGTTACTGGGAAGACTTGAGGCACACCGCCGAATCAGTCCGGGCTTTGCTCGACAATCCCGACCTGAAAGACTGCGCGTTTTATTACCAAGCCAGTTGGTGAACCAACCGCAAGCGCGAACACAGTCCCGGTCGGGCGCAAGCTTGGCCGGGAAATTTATTTTCAAAATCTTGTTGACAGGAATTACATTCAAGTGTAACACAAAGACAGTCCCGGTAAATCCGGGCGTCAACAAAAGGAAAACAAACATGAAAAAAACAACTAGACCGCAACCCGGAGAGGCTTATCAGCCAAGCCCGAAACAACACGCCCTGAGCTACTTGGTTAGCGTCGGCCTTGCCACCGCTCAAAGCTCAACCCACTACCACGCTGGCCTTGCTTGTCCTTGTGGGACTTGCTTTTGCTGTGAGGTTTATTCACTGGTTTGGGACGTCAAGGCCAACACAAGTTTGGAGGCGGAAACGATATGAACGCGACCAAGCTACAACTTGAAGAGGTGCTTGCCGCCGCTGAATCCGGTGAGGGTATAGGGTTCTGCGTCCGTTGCGGTTCTGAGCATGCCGAGTGTGAACCCGATGCCCGGAACTATGCTTGCCAAGATTGTGGCCTTGCCACAGTCTTTGGCGCGGAGGAAATTCTAATTCACGCCGGGATGGACACCGGGACGGTCAATCCAAACTGGTTTCAGGAAGCCCCAGCGGAGGGCGAACCATGAGATGCGAAGACTTCCCTTGTTGCGGTCACGAATCCGGCTGCTGCCCCGACTACGACGAAGCCGGAAAACAACTCAACATGCGCTGCACCTGTGGCGCAAAGCTACCACTAACAAGCCGATACTCAATCTGCTCTTCATGCCTGAATGACGAACGCGACAGCATGCGCGAAGACGACCTGAATGATTGCCGGGACTGATACCATGAACACAATCCAACTCTGGCTGCCAACTGCCTTAATGCTCGCCGCAATCGTCCTAGCTTGCGCCCTACTGCGTCGAACCTAATCAACCAACATCAACACAGCCCCGGCCACGCGCAAGCCTGACCGGGGCTTTTCCTTGACACAGGGACTGTCGCCACTCATGTTTCCGCTATGCCAACCCTATTCACTAAAGAAACAGCCGTTGATGCCGCTCGAAAATCTGTCATTGCTCGAAAGGCCAACCAAATAGCGGCCATCGAACGGGCAAGACAAGCTGCCGAAGATAGGCTGGTTCTGCTCGAAAAGCTGGCTTTGGCCAACGGTGGCGCGGACGAAAACATCAGGCGCGGCGTAATCTTCGCACAGCTTGACCAATGTGACAACTTCATAAACAAAGCCAAGACTGCCGAAGACTTCACGAAGCTTACAGCCGCGAAGGAACGGCTCTGGCACTTGGTTCATCCCAAGACAGGCAGCTTCAAACCCAAGCCGACCAAGACTGCGCCAGTCCAAGCACAACCCGAACCCGAAGCATAGCCAAGCCCCGGCTTGAACCCTGCATCAAGCCTTGACCTTGACCAACGCTCTGACCTTAGGCCAAGACCTGCACGGCTTGGCTTGTGTCTCAACTGTGGACAGTCCGGGGCTGGCTTGAATCTAAATCAGGCCAGACCGTCCCCACACCCCCCACCCCC